TAGATTCTCAAAATTAATACGGACAGATTTAAACATTGTTGGTATTCTATCCATACGGTCCATATCTTCATCTCCAGAAATATATCTAATGTCTATATGCACTGCACCAATTTGACCTTTGAATAATTTTAATTTTGGTTCTAATAATATAATTTTTCTATCATAACTAATTTGTTTTTTTAAGTTTAGATACTTATTTTTATATTTTAAATATTTTTGTTGATAATCCATATATATAATTTATATATAAAATTTCTTATTATTAAGTTTTTAATTTCTTACTTAATAATCTTATTTAATAGAAGAATACAGTTTATGTTAATTTCTAAAATTATTAATAAATTAATTTTTTTAAAAACAAAGAATTAATAAATTAATTTTTTGTTTTTGATTACGAGTTTTAATTGAGTGGAGTTTTCGTTTCCAACGGGATATTTTCGTATCCAAACGGGCATTATCGTCACCAACGGGAGTTAACGTTTCCAACGGGATATTTTCGTTTCCAAACGGGATATTTTCGTTTCCAAACGGGTATTATCGTCACCAACGGGAGTTAACGTTTCCAACGGGATATTTTCGTACACCCAAACGGATTTTTAAGTCTTATCTGACTAAAAAACAGCGCGCTCCTCTAGGTATGACCTATGGATCGCCTGCAGACACTTTCGCCTAAGCTACTCATGCTGCGGCCATTACGATACATACTGCGGGTCCTCCTTCCACACTATGCACGTTGGGACTGAGTTCCTTATCGCGGAACAAGATACGCATGCTTCTTCACTGCACGTATACTAAAGGCCCTCCTTCTCCTGTAGTATAGATCGGTCTTTTTATGTCATTCCTGGACACCATTTTCGCCGAAGCTACTCACAGAACACCTAATCCAGCGCGCTCCTCTAGGGGTATAAACCTATGGACCGCCTGCAGACACTTTCACCTTAGCTACTTATGCTGCGGCCATTACGATACACATGGGGGTCCTCCTTCCCTTGATATGCACGTTGGGACTGAGCTCCTTATCGCGGAGCGAACGCGTACTTCTTCACTGTACGTATAATTTAAAGGCCCTCCTTCTCCTCAACTATAGATCGGTCTTTTTATGTCATTCCTGGACATGGCGTTAGATTTCGCCGAAGCTACTCACAGGACACCAAAAAAATTCAGCGCGCTCCTCTAGGTATGACCTATGGACCGCCTGCAGCCACTTTTACCTCGAAAGGCTACTCATGCTGCCGCCATTACGATGTGTATGAAGGGTAACATACCTTCCAAGCATACATACGTTGGGACTGAGCTCCTTATCGCGGAACAAACGCATGCTTCTTCACTGCATGTATATAGGTAGGCCCTCCTCAACAGCGTACGAGCTGTCTTTTCTACTCCTACAAATATAGATCGGTCTTTTTAAGTCATTCCTGGACATAGCACCTGAAAAGGTTTATACCCTACTTTAATAGAGCACATATATAATTTAATTTTCAATTTTTTTAGTTATATTAATCATTATATAACAAATCTTTGTTCTTTGGTTTTATAAAACATCATAGGTTACTAAAACCAAAGCATTTATATAAGGATGACCATAAATATGATTATTTATTATATAAAATAATTAATAGATTCAAAATAAATTGTAAATGATGATATACAATTGATAATAAAGATAAAATTTGCCGCAAGTGATAAGACTAAATAAAATTACGTATGTAAGTGAATTATAATAATTACTTACCAAATACGCTAATTTAAAATGAGGGTAAGTCTAAAAACATCCCTAATGATAAACTTCCATCTCGATAAAATGGATGTCTCTTTTTAATATTATCATAATTTATAACTAATTTATTAATGTATTCTTTAATATAATTCATTAATAAATTACAATCTTCTTTTTTTACTAATTCTATTTTAATAGGATATCCTATTATTTCATTTATATAAACTTTATCAATTGCTTTATCATTTTTCATATATCTATCAAGATGGTCTTTATCTAAGATTAATGTATCACAATCATAACTTGATTCCCTTTTTTTCCAGATTATTGGAAATGTTGAAATATTTTTATCAGATTCAATAAATTTATACTCTTTTAAAACCTGAAAAATAAACCACGAATAATTTTTACCATAATTACTAATTATAAACACTTTATTATTACATTTTATTAAATCAACTAATTTTGAATTATCTTGATTTTCAATTGTCTTGAGTAAGTATTTTGTAATTGGATTTGTATTAATTATAATATTATTATTATCTAACAAACATTTATATTGTCTACTATAACGACGTGTATATCCAAGATTAAATTCAGTGTCTTTGTTAATTTCAAAATTTATTTTCCATATATTTTCTTTAATTGTTACATTACCAAATATTTCTCCATTACTTTCATATATTTTAATTTCTTTTAGTTTATCTTTAGATAACCAATTAATCTCATTATGATCAATTATATCTTCAAAATCACCAATATTAAAATCATCTTCATTATCTCCAACTACAAAGTTAGAGGGTAATCCTCCATAATCATCGACATTAGTGTCTAAATGTTGTAATTTTTCACCATCAAAAATCATTTTATTATTATTTCTATAATCATCATTACCAAAATGAATTACATCCCCACGTTTCATAAATGATTTTGGATCAAATGTTTTTGAATAATTTTTATTTAAATGAAATGTATTTGAATATTTATACAGTTTCTTTATTGGATCCCATTTATAAATAGGGCCTTTATCATTTGTAAGAGCATTATATATATATTCTTTTGATTCGTGTAAAATAGGCATGTTTTATATAATAGATAATTAATGGATATATTAATAATATCAATTTTTTTTAATAAATTAATTTTTAATAATATATTTATTAATATATTATGGGAAATTCTAATCAAATTGCAGTTAATCGTAATTGTATTTATACATTTGCAAATAATTTAATAACAAAAATAAAATTTGAATATAATGAAGAAGCTAATTAAAATTATTTATTTTTTATAATTAATCAAGACATCCAAATTAATTTTATATTCAACTGTTGGTTTTTGTAATAATTTATAATCTTTATAATATTTATATTCAACTCCCAAATATTTATTTGTATCTAGAAATTTTATTTCTGTAAATAATCTATTTTCTATAAATTTTTGAAAAATAGCGTCCATTACTTTAAGTGGGTTTGATACAATATATTCTGGTGTGAATTGTTTTAAACCATATAAATGTAATAAAGGAGCTACATTTGGTTCTCTCTCATCTGTTATTAAACTGTGTATATACCTAGTTGGTAATCTTGTGATATATATATGTTCTGAAAATTTTACATTGTCGCTAAATGTTCCAGTATTAATAAACATTGTTAAATCATCATTATAAGTTACTAAATATCTTTTTGTATTACATTCATATTCATTATTAATATCAAAAGATTCACAATAATATCTTAAAGTTTTGTAAGCCATATCATCAAACGTATTTATTTTTTGATAAAATTTTTTTTTATCTAGAATAGAACTAAATAAACAATTAAATAATTCATTATTTTGCATATTAAAAATATTTTGAGTATTTAAATTTTTTTTTAAATCTATTCCTCTACACAAAACATCAAAATTATTTGTGTATTCTAATTTAATAGCTTCTAAGTATGAATTTATATGATTTGTTGAAAGTTTATTTGCTGATGTTTTGAAATCTTCAATTAAATTTCTTATTGATTTACATATATCTTCTTTATATAGAGAAATACTTTCATATTCTGTTTTTACATGCTTTCTTCTAAAATTTTTTATGATTGTAATATTATTGCGCCAATTTTCTTCATAATTTTTTAGATCTTTAAGTTTTTGATTTAAGGTAATTATATTTTTTGAATCTGGAAAAATTTTAATTCCGTTCTTTAATTTATCTAATTCTTTATGATATTGTTTTTTTTCTAAAAATTCAATAACATAATCATTTATATTATCAATATCATTAATAGAATCTAAACAATCTAATAATTCATTTAATAATCTGAAAATAGGATGATTATTTTTAAAATTTTCAAATATTAGATAATATTTTTCATAAGTTAAATTTTTAAAACATATATCATCATTTATAAAATTTAAAATATGATATATATAGCATTTTAAATCTAGTATTTTTACAGATATATTATATTCGGATTTAAATTTTCTTTTTAAATTACTAATTTGGTCAGCATTTAGTTCATTAATACAAATATAATTAAATAAAGAAAGATCAACTACTCCACCTTTTAATTCCATATATTTGGATTTGTATTTTAAGTATTTTTTATAATAAATATTTTCAGAATTCATATAATAAATATATATAAAATTTGATTATAAATAAAAAATTTAATCAGTTAAATTCACACAATCCCCCCAAGCAATAATACTATTTTTACCATTATTATTTTGTTTTTCAGGAAATAATTATGATATTTATGATATTTTTTGTAAATACATTAACTCTAAACATTTTTTTAATAAATTAATTTAATCGATTATATAATTCATCTACCCACGAATAATCTCGATTCATTAAAGAATAAAACTGATGGGTTGATGCAATACGATCAAATAGTTTTTTATCAACTGATGTTTTTTTGGGTCGTTCAATAAAACTTTTTCGTATAATTTTATTCATATCAATAATAGTTGCAAAAATATCAGCGACTGGTAAATTAATTTTTTCAAAGAATCCCAATTCTTGAAATTTATTATTAAGTTTAACTTCATTGAGTTTATCAGTATTATGATTTTCATTTGAACTAAATGCTAATGAAAAAGTAGATTTTAACTTTTTAATTAGTTCAGCTTTCTTTTCAAAATTAAATGTTATTTTTATTGGTTGACTTGTATTTAAACGTTTTATAATATCTTTAATTTCTTCCTGATTATTTGCCTTATGAATAAAATATAAAATTTCTTTATCTATTCCTTCTTTATATAATTTTCGAAGAGCTTCAATCCGATGTTGTCCATCAGCAATATATAATTTATCTACATCGTCTTCTATAAAAGATATTATATGTATTGGTGATATAAAAGCTTCTTCATTATCTTTATAATATTCATATAATTCAAATACATGAGTACTAATTATTCCTCTGTTTTCAATCGTAAAGTGTAGTAATTTAAAGATTTTACTAAACTGTTGTTTATATAGTTGACGTGATTGATCCAAACATGTACCAAATTCAAATTCTTGTTCAGCTGTTTCTTTCGATTGACTATTAATATTATCTTCATCTTCAGATAATACTTGACTATTAAAATCATCTTCATCTTCAGATAATACTTCTTCTTTTTTATTTGTGAAATAAGAGAAATAACTCATTTTTGCTATTAGATAAGATTTATGTGATATAATATAAGTATAAATCAATTTTTTTAATACCTATTTTTTAATTTACCATTTCGATTGATTTAAGAAATTATTTTGTTAGTTATATCATAAATAGAATCTGTTGATATTATGTGTTTATCTGCAATTATTTTATCAGTTAAATTTAAAATATTTGCTTCTAAAAATTCTATCATATTACTATCCATTTGAATCATTAATTGAGCATACCGATCTGTTACAGTGTTTTGTTTATTTTCATCAATTTTATTTATATAGATAGGATCTAATAATTTATTAATTATTAATTTTTTATTTTCTGGCGAAATATTTGGATTTTTATATAATAAAATATAAATTACAAAATATTTTGTAGAACTATTCTTTACTTTACCTACTTTAGTAAGACCATATTTAATACGGTCTAATTTTGCATCTGCATCTGTAATTTTTTCTTTTAATCTTAATTTTATTGTTGGTTCTTCTACATATAAATTTAATATTGTTATTAAATCATCATCTGAATAACTAATTATTTTTTCATATTTTATAAAAACTGATTCATAAGGCTTAAAATCTGATTCAATAAAATCTTTTGCATCAGCAGATAAAAGAAAATTAGTTAATATTGTATTGAATCTTACAAGTACTTTATTCTTTATTTCAATAATTTTTTTATTAGTTAATTCAACATTTGTTTTTGTATTAAAAGTAATACGACGATACAAATAAATTAATCCTCTTGTATATATTTCATTTATCATTTCGGTACGTTCTTGTTCTATAGATTCTCTAGAATTTTGATTATATTCTGTTATTGTAAAATCATTATATTGTTTATATAAATTCATTCCATCATCTGTAAATAAGTAATATTTTACATGACATGGATGTCGAACCCATATAACTCCCTGTCGAATAAATTTATCACCATCAATAGTTAATTCAATATTTGGTTCTATTGATTTATAATTCATATTCGGGTCACCTGATGATTCATTTATTTCTCTTTTAAGATATAAAATTATATGTGTTAAATCGGATGTGATTTTATATCTATTTTCTCTATAAGAATCATATTTAATATAATTACATTTAATTAAAGTTTCTTCATTTAATTTTTCAATATTATTTAAAGCATCTCCTATTAAATCAGATATAGAAATTTGTGTTTTTGATATATCTTTTATTGGAATATTAATTATAAATTGTTTTTCATTTCTTATTTCTTCCATTTTACGATCATTTTTATTATTTAAACAATAAGTTGTAATTTCATCTATAAATGTTATACTTCTTAATAAATTTATTTCATCATCTGCATCAATTGGTATCATGAATACTGGTTCCCCATTTAATTTCTGAAAACTTTTAGGTTGAGATAGTGCTGAAATAAGCCATTCGGAAGGAGATTTATATCCCACACTACCACTAGCTATAGCAGATGGTTCTAATAAAATTTTTCTAAATACATCTAATACTTTATTATTATTTACATTTAATGTTTCTATATTTATATTTTTTTCTGCATCATCATTATTTAATTCATCAAATATAGCTCTAAGATAACTATTTATTTTTTCGTTTTCATCTGATTGATATTTAGGAATATTACGTATTTCAGGAATTGTATTTAATAATTGTAATGAAGAATTTAGATAACAAGATCCAGATATATTAGTGCTTCCTTTATTTGATGGGAGTAATCTTACAGACCCATTTACCAATAAACTCTTAATAATTTCAGTTTTAATTTTATATTCTGTTTTATTTAATTCATTTGGATTAATATTATATTTTTGACTATAATTTGCTAATTCTAATATTAATTTATTTGTTAAATCCATATTATATATATATAATTTAATATAATTAAATATATTAAATTTTATTAATTGATAATAAAAAAAATCATTAATTTCAAATAGTATTAAATGAATTTAAAAATGCATGTTAAATATTTCATTTTTTCTAAAAAGTAAAATACATTTAAGATGACAATAAACCCTTTATTTCAGTTATTAATTTGTTATAATTAGTATAATCTATAGCTTCCATTGATTTATTATTAATTTTTTTCGATATAATTGCAAGAGATTTAATTTTACTACTTAATTGATATGGTATTGATTTTGCGGGAAATTTTATTTTCCACGGTCTAAATATCTCGTCTAGATCATATTTACGTCCAGAAACTTTTTCATATACATTACATATATGTAAATATTCATATTTAACTGTTTCTGGTATACTTGCATATCCAGAATCGTCTAATTGTAATTTTTTTTCATATATATTAAAGTATATCAGAACTAATTTAAATGGCAATTTTTAAGGTGTTATCCTATATTTAGATATAATATTATCTATAAATAGATAATTTTTGTTTAAAACCTTACAATTATTTAATAAGAATATAATTTTATTACTTTTTAGGTTCTCTTTCTTGTAAGTTTAACTTGAATATAACTTTATTATTTATTTCTGATATTTTTTTAATATAATAATCATACCATAAACAACCAGATGAATGAACCATTGCGCAAATATCTTTAGGACTTGTTTTAAATTCTTCATAAATTTGTTTACACTTAAAACAATAAGGGATATATCCTTCATTTGGATTTATCCAAGGATCAAATATATTATCTGTTAAAATTATATTTATTGATCTGTTCTTTATATCATTTTTATATTTTTTCAGTAAATAATCTAAAACTTCAGTACTTTGTTCTCTTACAGACATTATTATAATATATCCTTAATGGTCTTAATTTAATTTTTTATTAAATCAATTTTTTATAATATTATTTTTAATTTTCTAATACAATATATAATGAAAAAAATTAATACAAGTTTATATGAAGATAAACATCCTCAAACATCTACAAAAGGAACAGGTTTTAAGGATAAACAAAAAGCATTAGATACATTAAAGATAATAAAAAATAGAGATATAAAATATCAAAAACAAGTTGTTACAACAATGTATAATCGTGCTAAATTTCATCCGAATCAAACGACGGAAATGAAAGATGCTATGAAAATATTTAATGATTGGTTAAAAAAAAATTAAATATTATTTTATAAAATATATTTTTATATATATATGAAATTATTAATTGTTAATAATTCAAATACAATATGTAATTATTCTAAATTAGAATGGTATGGAACAATACAATATATCAATTATAAAGAATTACCAAATACTAATCTAGAACTATTATTATCTAATATTAATTCAATTTTAATAACAGGTGGTTCTCAACATATCCCGAATATTGAAAATTATCCAGAATTACAATTTGAATTAAAATTAATAGATATTGCAATTAAAAAATCAATCAAAATTATTGGCATATGTCTCGGTTTTCAATTGATTAATTATTATTTTGGAAATAAAGTTATAAAACTTTCTAAATTTTGTATTGGACATCATCTTTTAGATATTAATACAATTAATACTAATAATATTCCAAACTTAGATATAGAATTATTAGAATCTGCATTTAGTTTTCATTATGATGGCATTATAGATAATACAAATCCAGATATTCAAATACTTGCACGATCTAAACCATTGGAAGAATATCAAAATGGATTAATTTATTTTATAAAACATTGTAAATATCCAATATTTGCAATTCAAAATCATCCAGATGCAGATCTTAATAATATAAAAAAATGTATACAACAATGTCTAATCGAATATAATACATTTTGGACAGAAGAACATTATAATAAAATATTTAATAATTTTTTTAAATTATTATTAGATTGAATATTTTATTATAATAAATTGTGTAAACTTAAAAACTTTCGATATTTACTTTATTTAAATTATCAATTGTTTTATTTTCTTTATTTATATCACGTATTATTTCTTTATGTAAATCTATAATATTACCTATTAATTTACGCATGTTTTTTTTAAAATTATTAAATTCGTCATTAAATATTTGTATATCATAATCCGTAATTGTAATTATATTAAAATAAATCATTTTAATTATATAATATATAAATGATGCAAAACCAGATATATGTCTTAATTGATTATAAACTTTTAAATCATTAATCGGCATATCTCTATAATTTATAATTTCAGTTTCTTGACCACTCATTTTTTTTTCTATATTAGTTTTAATTCCATTTAATTCAGTATTAATTACTTTTATAAATTTTGGTTCTGTATCATTTAATAAATTTTTTTGAATAAAATTACATAAATCTAATATTATAGTTAATTGATTGTCTGTGTTTTCTTTTGGTGTATTAGTTCCTGGATCTTTCTTAAAAATTGGAAATAAACTATTATATATTGATAATATTTGTAAATTATCTTTTTTAAGATATACATTATCAATAGTATGATCGAATAATTGCATATATGTTAGAAATAGTATTCTATTAATTCTCTTTGCATATTTATTATTATTCCATATTAATCCATAGTAATTTTCTGGATATCTTTTAATAATACTAATATCAGCAGTTTGTTTAAATAACATAATATTTAAATCTTGTATAAACCCTTTAATACTATAACTTTCATAATAATTATTAATATCAGATTCATTATAAATATTATATTTTTTATAATCAGATTTATCATAAATATTAAATTTATAAAACTTATCATCTTCATAATGACCAACTGAAACATCAATTACTTCAGCACCAAGATTTAAAAATATATTGGTATTTTCATTAGTAGTACCATACAATCTAAAATTATATTTTATTCTCGATAATGAAAATTTATTAGTACCTACTTTTATATCAGAATTATATGATACATAAAATGATCCATTATCTCCCTTATTATATATATTATTTGTAATATTATCTAATAATTTATCACCATTATATATAAATTTTAAGTTATCAATATGATCTAAACCAAATATATAACATATTTGAGTCTTTAATTGTTCAGATGTATTTATTAATATCATATTATTTTTTGTATTATCATAATCTTCTATATCAACTTGATTAGTGTTAAAATTAGTAAATGTCCCATTAATATCATCATAATTTTCAGGCGGGAATACAGAATCTTTATTAATTAATATAGTATTGAATTTATCATTTTGAATATCTTTAAATGTATAATCAACAATATTTTTTGACTTATCTTCACATAATTTTTTATTAATATTATTTAATAAATCACGTAACAATAACCCTTTTTGGTATGTATTTTCTTGAAAATATGTAAAAAAATATTTTACTTGAGTTTCATCGTTAAATATATTTCGTATTTCTCTTAAGGTAATATAATTTAATACTTGTATTTCATAATAAACTCTATTATATAAATTCATTCGTGATTGCCGTACTTCTTCATTATTCACTTCATATATATATGGTGTATTTATTATAAGCTGAAAATCATTATCAGATAATTTAAATTCTGATGAAAAATTTTTATCTATTTTATTTTCGACATTAATTGAAAATTGCTTTTTTAACTGTAAATATAAAATTCTTAAAGGCATTCCTCCCTTATATATAAATTTTACGATTTTTGTATGTTTCTTACATATTTCTTCTGTTAAAATACCATTTTCTATACCAGTAAATGCCAGTACATTTTCATTCATAATTGTTTGAAGTCTATCTTCATGCCATTTTTTTAATACATTATTATAAATTGTTTTTATAAAAATAACAAATTGTAATCTCATTTTATCATTTGATAAAAATCGTGTAGTAAAAAAACTCGTAGTAAGTTCTTCTAATGATCTCTTATCAATATTATATCTAGGATATAATAAAGGATCTAATATTAGTTTTGGATCAACCTCAAGTAAATCGGGCAAAACTGTACCATCTCTATTTCTATTAATACATGGTAATATTTCATCTTTAAATCTTCTAATATTAATTACATTATCATTTATAATAATATTTTGTATTAAATCTATATTATCATTATGAAATAATTTTGTACGAGAAATTGTAATAAAATTTTCATCTATTGAATGATTAATATTATTTATTAATCTTTTAGATATTATATCTTGTAGATATTTAATCGTATTATCTTGAATATTTTTAATATTATATTTTTTATAATTAATATTATTAATTAGTTTTTCTGATGTAATTGCATTTTTTGATATATTAATTAATATTTTTTTGAATATATTATTTGTATTGTTTAAACATGAATAATCAGTATTTGTAGATACATTATTGTTATCTAAATTAGATAACCTTTTTAAATTTTGTAATGTTGTTGTTAACTCAGGATTATATTCAAAATCAGGGATTCTTAAAATATAATGTTGACATATATAATTATTAAAATTAGTATCATTAATATTTTCTTTTTTAATTTTATAATTATTTGGTGTTATTTGTTCAATTAAATTTGAAAAATATGTTCTAAATTTTGAATATTGACTGTTATTTATTAATGAATAATCATTCATTCTTTCAAAAAAATATGTCCAAAATAAATAATATGTTTGTGAATGAAATGTTCCATGATAATATAAAATATTACGAGAATTATAATTAAATTCATTATAACATAATGAATTTTGTCTTAAATTATTATCTTGATTACTTAAACTAAAAATTTTTAATGATCGTAAAATTGTATATATATCTATATATGTAATTTCTAAATGTCTTAAAAAATTTTTTTTTCCTTCAAGACCATATATATTAGTATTATTTAGACTTGTCATATTTTGAAAAATAAGAGGAAAATCTAAATAAGATCTAAAAAAGAATATACATTTATCTTGAGTTTCTACATCATATTTTTTAAAATTTTTTAAATTCTTATGCATCAAATTTTTTAAATTACTTATTTCTCTTTCAAGTCCAGGTCTAAAAGAATATTGATTGGGTGTAATTGGTTGAGCTAAAGTAATATTATCTGGATTTAATCCAATTATATTATTAAATGGAGCTGTTCCTGTATAAGCTGGACCAATTAATTGGTTTGGAGCTGTATGTAATCTATAATAATTTTTTAATATACCAATATAAATTAAATTAAATTTTTGATCAATCTGTATAAAATTATCATCTTGATTAATAAAATATTTAATATCATAACCAATATCATCAAAACCTGGATTAATACCACTAATTAAATAAAATAATTTTTTAAATTCAAGTAATAATCCATCATACCAATCATCATTTTGTATTAAAAAATTTATTTTCATATTAATTGCAGTATTAACTGAAGTAATATTATGAAAATTCCAGTCATTTCCTGAACTATAAGGTAAAACAATATGGTTTCTCCTCAAATTTCTAAATTCTGTATAATGCATTCTTACATTATTAAATTTTTTATAATCTTTTCTATTACGTCCAACTGGAGCCTCTTTCATATCATTATTTGTAATATTATTTAAATTCGGAATAGTATACCCATAAGGTGGAATTTGATTAATAAGTACACGCCGTGTAAGTCCTGTATCTAATATTTTAGAATCATTATTTGAACCAAACCAATCTTCTAAATAAAAATCAATACATGTTTGTGTTCCTTTAAATAAGTGATATAATATTTTTAAGTTATCAGTACGTGTTTTTATATTCTCAACTGAATAAAAATTATTCATATTTCGTGCATTACCTAAATCTGGAATACCTTTATTTTCAATTGGTTCATCTCTTAAGCTGGTTGTACAATTATTTAATAAATTGTACGGATGATGAATTTCTCCAAATATAGTAACTGTTCTTGGTAATTTTGGATTACTTGTATTAACCCATTGATGAACATTTGTAGGTCCAAAAATCCAATTTGATTCATCTAATTTTTTTATTAACATGTGAAATTTTAATTGATCTTTATCTAAAACACCACCAGATTGTTTTTTTAATTCTAAATATTTTTCCTTATATTTTAAGTACTTTGATTTATAATCCATATAAATAAAAAAGATAAAAATATCAATATAAAATAATAATAATATTTTATATTATGAATTCAAATGATGATTTTATAATATCTATTGAGGATGAACCAAATATAGAAAAAGATGATTTTAATATCTATTGTATCGAAAGAAAATATACTCATAAAGAAATTAATATTGATGAAAATAAAGTTGTAAAATTTATTTCATCCGAAAAAACAGAAAAATTATATGTTATTGGTATTCCATCATTAGTACCAAAATTACAAATAAGAGGTAATATACTAGGAAAAATATCAAAAGAAAAAAAAGAAAAATTTGATTATAGTAAATGTATTACTACTGCTCAATTTATTGATCACTCTGATAATAATTATTCAATACAACCTGAATATTTACAAAATTTAGAAAAATCAATATATAAATGTATATTTACACCAAAACATATATATTTTATAAAAAATAATAATAAAATTGAAAAGTATGAAACAGAATTTTTTAGTGATATTAACCATGAAAAAGTCGAAAATTTTTACGCAATGCTTACAGACAATGAATTACGTAATTTAGATTCAAGATTTAAATTCATTCAAAAAATAGATAAATTACCAGATAATCTTAATTTAAGAGTATTTTTTGAATCTAATGAACTGAATGAATTATCAAAGTATTATATTGAACAAAAATTTTTTAAAAATAAAGTAAATGATTTTGATAAATTAAATACTGAATATATTGAATTGTCAAAAAAACTTTTAAGTGAAATAGATTCATTAAATATGGTAGATGAATATTATAAACAATTTAAAAACAACAGTTCAGATATTTTTATGCGACAAAATTCACGTTCACGTTCAAATTCTATATCAAATGTTGATGAATCAAAATTATCACGAACACGTCCAGTAACACAAGAATTTATTCCTAGATCAAATACAGTATCACCACAAAAGAATAAAATGTCTTCGAATAAATCAAACGATGATATATATGAACCAATTTCATATAAAGAATTAAATGAAAAAATATCTGCAACATATAATGCAGAAGAATGTATTCAATCAACTACTATCGACATTATTGGTGTTTATCTCAAAGGACAAAAATTATTATATGTTGAAGCAAAAGTATTTTGTGAACTAAATTTATATGCATTAATGTTACCTGCAATTTTTATTACTGCAATTTGTTCTATTTTAAGTTTAATACTAAAAGATTATTCATTCGGTTCAACATTGATTGCATCATTGGCAGCAGTTAATTCATTTATATTAAGTTTAATAACATATTTAAAATTAGATGCTAAAGCGGAAGCACATAAAATAACTGCTTATTCTTTTGAAAAATTACAATCTTTGTGTGAATTTAGTTCAGGAAGATTATTATTTATGGATAAAACAGTTACTCCTTCTGAATTAGTTGAAAATATTGCAAACCAAGTTAAGGACATAAAGGATAAAAATCAATTTATATTACCAGAATTTATTAGATATAATTTTCCAAGATTATATTCGACAAATGTTTTTGCAGAAGTAAAACGAATTCAAATTAATGAAATCTTATTAATTAATCAATTAAAAATATTAATAAATGATGGAATGTTAATTCATAATAAATTAAAAAATGATAAAGATAATATAATATTTACAGAAGAATTAAATAAGAATTATAATGATCAAAATAACACATTTGATGATATTATAAAATTTAGAACTAAATATATTGATATTGATCAAAAGTTTAAAGATGAAATTAATGATTATATTAATAAAAAAAGAAAATGTAATTTTTGTAGTTTGTTTCCTTGTTTGAAAACATAATTATGATTTATTATTTTCAATATGAAAATCATAATTATCAAATAAATATAATAATTTATTATTTGATGATTTACTAATATTTTTTTTATTTAAAAACTTTATTGCTTTTAGATAGCATTTATTTATTGTATCTTTATAATATTCTTTATCAGTGTTTAATATTTCATTAATTTCTTTTATTTTTTTATTATATGATTTATCTAAATCATCAATCGTAAAATTAATATCTAATTCAAAAAAATCTAAAAAACTATAAGACATTTATATAGTAAAATTATATATTAAATAATCATTTTCTTAAATAAAAAAAATTAATCATAGTAATTTCTATGTTTAATTTTGTTAAAGTGATATCCCCATCGTCCTAATAATGTAGGATAATAATAATCATATATAATATTTCTTATTACTTTTAATATCATTTATTTATTCTAATAATTTTATATATTTATAATGTAATTATAAAATTTATCAATTTTTATTAAAAAATATTAAATTTTTTAACTTCAATCCAAGGTGATACATTATTATAATGATATAATCCATTTCCAGATATTATATTTGCGTTACTTAATTTATGTAAACCCCATAATACACAATCATAAAATTCATTATTATCTATTCCAATTGAAACAAATGTTAATTTTCTTGATGTTGATTCTGATTTTGTATTATTATTTAAATTATGTGTATATGTATTTGGTGCTTGTGTTGTATTTACATATGGTCTATATATTGCAATTAACCCTTTAAATTTAATTTTTTTTACCTTTTTATTATTTTCTTCTATAATTTCATCATCAATCTCTACATACATATCTGGAATAAAATTAAACTGATTCCACCATCCAAATAATTTAAAATCTTCTATTATATTATTTTGACCTTTTTCTGGTTTTTCACATGTAATTTTATTATTATCTTCCATACTATAACTACCTCTTCCATAATCTATCTTTAATCCACTATTTATTGCACATCTATGATGCACCCATTTTCGATAACTACTATTTGCATGATTTAGTGTTACTAACCAAAATTTTTTAGGAGTACGATATTTATGATATGCTAATGCAAATATTAATAATGCATACGAAAATGCATGACTCTTACAAAATGTAAAATCTTCTAATTGTGTTAATTGATATAATAATAATTCTTTTTGTACATAACTTAATGATATTTCATCTAACTTTTTCTTAAATTCATTTTGTCTAACTATACCTTTACGACCTTTTGCAAATCCTCTCCTATAATAATCAGCTTCACTTTCAGTACAATTTAATAATTTTTGAATTACCTGTATTGCATCATCATCATATATTATAATATTATTTACTTCTGTTTTTGGTAAATAATTATTATAAAAATTTCTCATAAAATTACTTTTATTTCCAGTTGCTGTTGCACCAGGACGAATAATTGCTAAACATAATGCTAATTCTTCAATACTAGTTGGTTTTATTAATCTTAATATTTTTTTCATTGCAGGTGATTCTGCATGGGTTAATCCAAGATTTTCTCCTTCACTTAAATATTTCCATACTTTCATATCAGACCAATCATATTCATTTAATTTTTTATTTGATAAACAATACAATTGAGATAATCCTCTATTTGATAAAATATCTATTTTAATCATACCAGCTTCTTCTGCTTCATCTTTATTTAATTTTATTTGTGTATGTTTTATTTTATCATTCTTTAACTTTTTCTCTAGTCCTCCAGGGGGCGATTCTAATTTTAAATTTTCTGGAACATATTCATCAAAAATTATTATACCTCCACAATGTAATGAATAATGACTAAATTGATCTTCTAATTTTAATGCTTCTATTTTAACTTCTATTCTTTCTTCTTTTTCTGGAAATATTTTTTTAAGATCAAAATCTTTTGGTATAAATTTATGATACCCAGCTCTACGAATTGCTTCTCTTATGGCTGATTTTGGTTTATAATATAAATGATTACTAATTCTTGCAACTCTACCTGGATATTTTTCATAGATTAGTTCATATATTTTTTCTCTTAAATGAGATGGTAGATCAATATCAATATCTGGTAAATCATCTCTTTTTTCATGCATAAATCTAGATAATGATATTTTAAATTTTACTGGATCAACACTAGTAATCCCTAATAAATAACATACTAAACTACTACCAGCACTGCCTCTTATAACAGTTGGTATATTTGGATCTATTATATCTAAAATATCAATAACCTGAAAAAATGTTTTAAAAAATCCTTTTAGTTTTATTAATCTTAATTCATGTGATAATCTCATAAAATATCTTTTTTTTAATGGGACTTTTCTGGTAAATTTTTCTATTAAATATTTTGCATTTTTATCATACAAAATATCATATTCAGCTAGTTCGTAATTACTTTTATATAAATCTAATAAATCATTATAATCATTCGCAAAATCAGTAGTTTCTGAAGAAGTATTTTTTTCTTCTATCATTAATTTAATTATTAATAATTTTCTATATAATAATAAAAATTATTATTATATAAATTAATAATTACGATTATATTTATAATCATAACAATACCACGTTTTAATAATTTTAGATATTGGTATTTTTAATGGTTTCCATTTGTATTTTAGTTTCATTAATTTCGGCTCTATCGGTAATAAAAAATGATAATTTAAAATATCTAATTTTGGCTGTTGTTCTAAACTAAATAAATATTTAATCATTTCTAAATTATTTGATTCACATGTATCGGTAATCAAATATTCTGGTACAAATACAATATTGTTTTCCATTTGGTATTCAATAAGTTTATATTGGTTTATACTATTTACTTTTCAATTTTATTATTCTGATTCTGATTTATCAATTTCCACTAATTTTTCACAAATATTCATATTTTTTACAATAGTATTTTCAAATAATTTTTCTATATTATCATCAACTAATTGTTCAATTATCTTTTCAAATATATCTTTATTAGTATTTTTAATTGTATTTAATGTATGTTTAATATAATCAATATTAACACTTCCATAACAACAATATTTACATTCTATTTCTAATTTAGTTAAATAAATTAGTGTTGATTTATCATACACTTCCATATTAATAGTAAATATTGGATTTGCTTGTTGTACACCTTTATATTGATCTAGAGTAGGTACATTGTGATTGATTTTAATTTTGTATTTATTATTTTTAATTGATGATTCGTCAAGCAGTCTATCACGAATATCATCCCAATCTACAAGACCATCTTTAAATAAACTTTCATACTTTTTATTTTGTAATTTTTTATTTATTAACTTATATGTATCTTCATCTGTATTTTTAATAATAGTTAGTTTGTATTCTTCGTCTATGATATCACCATCATTTCCAAAAACTTCAAATTGAATTTCTAATTTACATTCATATATTATATCATTTGTTAACTTATTAATAACTTTCATATTTACTTCAAATTTTGGATATGCTATTTCTATATTAAGATTTTCAATTTGTTCCCATTTTATAATATTATGTTCAAATTTGATACCAATATATTCACTCATATAATGTTATTTATATATATATAATTGTTTTTATATTAAAAATTACAATATTAATTTTTAAATAAAATAAGCTATAACAAATAAGAAAAATTGAAATGAATATACTAAACCTATATTTACATAATTTAAAAAGTATAATGGGTAACTGTATTCAAAATGAATTAAAATCTTCAAAGTTTACTACCAGATTTCAAACTAAATTTAGTCATGATAAATTTACAAATATATTTAATATCTCAAGTGCTACTGCACCAGATATGATTCAAGCACTTGAACAATGTGAATGGACTGATAAGAATAATATTAAAGATTTAAAACATCTTCTTCGATTGTATATGGATAAAAATGGATGTATTGAAAAATATATTATTTTGAAATATAAAGATAAGGTATGGCAGTTTAATACATTTTATAATGACTCAATAGATTGTTATAGAATTATTACTATTATGAATTAAGTTTCTTTTATTTAATAAGTTGAAATACATCTACAAAAATTACTTTATTAATTTAGAATTAATTTTTTTGTTTTTAATTCTAAATTTATATATAAATGGGTAATATTAGTTCAATTAAAAATCAACATATTCGAAATTGGAAAAATTCGAATCCAGCATCAATATTAGATTTATCTAATTTAGGAATTAAATCTTTACCACCGATTCCAAATAATGTTAAAATATTAGATTGTCATGGAAATTTATTAACCGAGTTACCAAAAAATCTACCAAATAGTATTACTAAATTATATTGTGATCATAATGATTTAAAATATTTACCAGATAATCTTCCATCAAATTTAGAATATTTATATTGTCAGAATAATAATCTAAAATGCTTACCAAATAATTTATCATCAAATATAATATTTTTAAATTGTAATGATAATCAAATTTCATTATTACCAGAAACTCTTCCAAATAATCTTAAAGAATTATATTGTAATGATAATAAAATATCAGAATTACCAAATTATTTACCAAATAATTTAACAATATTATATTGTAAAAATAATAAATTAAAATGTTTACCAAATAATCTTCCTTCTAATATTTCAATAATTTATTGTAATGATAATTTTATAACTTATTTACCCTTAAGTTTACCATCTAATCTTAAAATATTATGGTGTCAAAGAAATAAATTATCATTATTACCAAATATATTACCAGATGATCTCAAAGAATTATATTGTAATAATAATAATTTAACTGAATTACCAAATACACTACCAGATAGTCTTACAATATTATATTGTGCTAATAATAAAATAGAATATTTACCAAATAAATTACCTCCAAATTTAATCAAATTATATTGTGATGGAAATAAATTTACTGATATTAAGAAGAAATAAATAAAAAACTGAAATTGTTAATTTAATATGTATGATATAGATATATTAATCATAAAATGTATAATTTAATTTTTTATCCAAGTTATCATAAAAATCAATATATTATTAATCATGTACAAAATTTTTTAAATGATAATAATTTTACTGAATATAAATTATTCAGTTATAACAAAAACAATATCCAAGAACAAGAAAATTTATATATGTGTACAACTGATCGTGGTCAATTATCATTTACATTAAATTTTATTAAAAAATATGCACTCAATAATCAAAATAATGAATATAATATATATTTTTTTACAGATGGTTATTCTGAACAATATGAAGATATTGATATAAATCAATACTTGGTATCAAATATTAATAAATTTTATTATATTATAAATATAAATAAATTTGTTATGGGTCAACTTGATTTTAATTCAGAATGGTTAAATAATTCTAAATTTATTTATAAACAAATATATGTCAAGTTATAATAAATATTTAAAATATAAAAATAAATATTTAGAATTAAAAAATAGTCTAATTGGTGGTGAAATAGTAAATTATAGTATCACATTTAAATCATCAAAACCAAGAGAAGAAGATATTACAATTTGTTATGATTATAATCTATCGAAAATGATAGACCAAAAAATTTTTGTTGTTCTAATAAAGAATTTTAAAATATTAATAGGTAATGAAGATATAATTTTTTTATATAAAAATTTTGCTGTTAATAAACATTTTTTTTTTAATAATCTTGATTTAAAAAAATCAGAAGAAAGTATTGAATCTAAAACAAAAAAATTTGACTATTTTGATACACAAGCTAAAGATGAAAATTCACCTATTAAAATAAAAAATCTTGGAGAAAATAATACTGAATCTTATACTTTTACAGATTGTGAAAATATAGAAATAATGGATGATTATTTAAAATTATCAAACAAAGATACAAATATAAAAAGATTTGTTGAATCATTTTTAAGAAAAAGTTTATGTAGTATGACTCATACCGATAATTTTATAAAATCAAACTTAAAACATTATCCAAATTTAATGAAATTATATTATTCTTTAATTATTATTAGTCAATACAATAAAATTGTATTTAATAAACAAGACGATTTAATAAAATATCGAGGTGATCAAAAAATAATTTCTAAATATGAAAATATATATAAAAATATACCGAAATATATACCTGCACATATTAATAATACTGATTTAAAAATAAGAGATTCTGAAGATACTTATGTTAATTTATCTTCAGAATTAAATATAATATTTGATAGTGGTAATGATGCGAGTACATTTATATCTACAAAACTATTAAAATATTTAGGATATTTAGATTCAGAAAACAATATTAATAAAAGTTTATTAGATAAAAAAATATTTACTAATTTTATAAAACCAGGTACTTTAGGAGTTGGAGGCGGTGAAACTGATTCTGAAATTACAAATTTAATATTATTAGAATTTATGTTTACTTCAAATAAATTGAATAATGATAAAATATATAAAATATATTGCTATCAATCTGATAGTGCACAATCAGATTTATTAATTGGCAATGATGTATTATCTATATTATATGAGGATGGATATAATATAAAATGGAAAAGTTTTGTATCTACAGGTTCTAAAGAAATTACTGATAATTTAAAAATTTATACAGATTTATGTTCTAGTGATTCTATATTTTTACGAAGACCAATTAATACTTTACCTTATTCTAAAGAAAATCGATTAAAAATTGTCCATCAAATACATACATTTATTACAGGTAAATATTTAGAATTAAGTAATTTAACATCATCAGATATAATATACATTAAAAAGATTATTAAAGATTATTTAATTGCACTTAATACAAATATAAATAAAGAAACTATTTATACTGAATTTAGAAAACAATTTGTTATAAAAGAATTAGATAAAGTTAAAAAATTAATAAAATCTGCATTTAATTTAGAATTCGATCCTTAAATTATTTCAAAATTAACTAATATTAGTAAAGGATTTAAGTATCCTATTTTTGTTAAAAATTTTATAAAAATGATTATTTTTTTATTATATTTATATTTAATTATCTAACTAATTATATAACAAATATTATATGAATTTTATAGGTTTTATTAAAGGTATTATTTTACAAGTTGTTGAATTTATACAATTAACAATTAAAATTTCAAAACCAATTTTTAATCAAGTAATGATAATTATCATTCCTGTAATAATAACAATTTTTACATTTTTGTCTGGAATCGATTATTATAAAATCATAACTAGTAAAATATTTATTAGAATTATATTGTTTTTAGTATTTTTATTTTTTACATATGCATATTTATTAATGTATCAACCTAAAATTTTAAAAAAAATTATAGACTTCTTAACTTTAAAACCACCTGCTCCTAAGAAACGTAAATTTAAATTTAATTCGAGTATTGATATATCTATTGAAACAATATAATAATAAATAAAATAATATTTTTATAAATATAATATATGATAGCATATTTTTTATCAGGTAACAATGTCTTTTTATTAATTATATTTGTAATTGTAGCAATATCATACTTAATTTCTTCTTACGGCCATATGTATAATGTTAAAATTAATTTCAAAAATTTTTGTTTAAATAGTGATTTTTTTAAAATTAATATAGATTCTCCTTCATGTCAATCAAATACTATTAAACCTCGAATTGTATCAGTTACTAAATCATCTCCAGTTGGAGGAAATATACAAGTTAAAACAATTATACCTACATCTACAAAATAATTTTATAAATACAATTGAAAACTAGCCAAAAGGTGTGGTATCTCCGTAAGTAGACAGATAGAACGCTTGATGTTGGCGGGTGTGGATATGGAAGATATGTAATAAATTATTTTATAATATAACCAAAAAATTGATATTTATATATTTATTTTAAACTATATATAATCAATTATAATTGAAATAGATACAATGAAAACAGCAAAAGAACGTATCCATACATGGACTTCAGGTCCGCTATATTTGTCAGGCCTTGGACTTACGGAACTGCCTGAGCTTCCTGAGGGTCTTACAGAGCTAAATTGTCACAACAATCTATTAACTAAACTACCTGATATTCTTCCAACAAGTCTTAAAAAGTTATGTTGTGGCTACAATCTGCTAACTAAACTACCTGATACTCTTCCATCTGGTCTTACACATTTATACTGTTCTGGTAATCTACTCACTACTCTCCCGGATACTCTTCCGGTGAGTCTCACAACGTTGTATTGTATCATGAATCGTATGACTATGCTTCCTGATACTCTACCTACGGGTCTTACAGAGCTAAATTGTTACAACAATCTATTAACTATACTTCCTGATACTCTCCCGACAGGTCTTAAAAAGTTATGTTGTGGTAATAATCTGCTAACTAAGCTACCCAATACTCTTCCAACCGGTCTTATAAATTTATACTGTTCTGGTAATCTGCTCACTACCCTACCCGATACTCTTCCGGTTGTTCTTAAAACGTTGAATTGTGGCGACAATCTGCTGACTACGCTTCCCTATACTCTTCCTACTGGCCTTATAGATCTAAATTGTTGGATCAATCGTCTGACTACACTCCCTGATACTCTGCCCACGAGTCTTACATTTTTTTCTTGTGACGGTAATAAATTACCATATCGCGAAGACAATGAATCTATTTACGACTATGTAGACCGTGTAAGAGCGATAGAACAGAGTCAAAGTAAAAAGCGCATTACACAACGATGTGCTCTCTACTTTGAAGAATTAGCTAAGAAAGTATGGCATCCGTCGCGCGTGGAACGACTGATGTTAGAAGGTGTTGATATGGAAGATATGTAATAAATTATTTGTAAAATTTTTATTTATTAATTCAGTTTCTTAAAAAATTTGAAAATAAATTTATATATATAAAAACCTATAATGTTATAAATACAATGTTATTTGTTAATAGATATTTTAATTTAAAATTAAGAAATATTCTTGAAAAAACATCAAAATTTAATTATGTTAATCCAAATGGATTAAATATTTCTTATAAATATATTGGTTCTAATAATTCAGTTATATTCAATGAATTATCAAATATTTTTAATTTTATAGATTTTAATTATGGTCATGCAAAACAAAATAATTTAAAATTTACAAAAAATTTCTTTCTAGAAAATAAAAATTATAATTTTCAAAAAGATGTAGAATACAAATATTATAATAATATTGGATTAAAAGATCAATATCTTAAATATTATACTTTTATTTTCTATTATAATATTTCACCAAATATTAAAGGGGGGGAAATAGAATTTGAAAATGGAGAAAAATATTCACCTTCTGAATTTGATGTATTATGTTTTGATAATGAATCAAAATATAAAATTAATAAAGTTTTAAACAAAGGAACTATTAGTACTTTAATTATGAATCTTGAAAAGAAATAGTATCATTAATTAGTTTTTTTTATTGAATTTTATTTTCTTGATAATGTATTTGTTTTAATTTTTTTAAATGTAACCATTTTATAAACAGTAAATGCAATTGAAGCAATCGCACCTAATAATAATATGTATGTAGGTATTGAGGATGGTTCAAATATTGATAATACATTATATACTACTACTTGACCAATAATTGTAGCTGGTAATGCAAAGGTTGCAAAGAGTGAATTAATTATACCTGTTGGTACATCTCTAATAAAGAGATATATTAAATAAATAACATATGTTATTACAGGAACTGATGCTAAAAGTACTTTGTGTTGACTAAAATTCATATATATATAATATTATATATAATAATTTAAACTAAACTTATTTATTAAATATTATTTTTATAAATTTTCAGACAACCATTCAATGTTAGAATATTGATTTGAACACCATTATACATATTTTTGAATAATATATTATTTATAATTTTATCATCTCAAAAAACAATTAATTTTTATTATAAACAAAAATTAATATTATAATTAATGAATTTTTTTAATAATGATCATAGTTTTTGTGAAGCATTACTTTATGGCGGTCCTCCTGAATATTTTAATGCTTTTACATCATTATACATTAGTTATGTTGGACTATATGGATTAAAAAATAATTTTCATCTAAATAATGATATTTTTTTAATTTATTCTGCATTATTTATTAATGGTATAGCATCATTTGCATATCATTGGACAAATTATATAGGGTTTGGTATAATTGATAGAAGTAGTATGATTTTAATTGCAATACCATCTATTAATTGTGGTATAAAAGAATTAAATTATTTATATCATATTTCAGAATTAAATAATAAAATTTTTCTATTTTTTAATCAAATGTATTTATTAGCTCTAATAACATTTCTTTGTATGGGTTATGAAGAAGTATTTAATGGTATATTTGGAGTTTTTTTAGCATTAATATTAATTTTTATATATCTATTAAATAATAAAAAAATTAAAAATAAATATCTAAATTATGGTAATTATGGTATATTTATGATATTTATTGCGGGTATTTCATGGATTATTATTGAGAAATTATGTTCTACTTTTTCGATTATGAAATATTTACATGGTCATGCAATTTGGCATATATTTGTAAGTAGTGGTGGATATTTATCTTCATTATTATTAACATCATTAAGTTTAAATAGAAAAAATATTTTACCATATTATCATCTTAATCAATTATCAATTGTTAAAAAATAAATTAATCATTTTTTATATTAACAACTGAATTAGAATCTATTTGTTTTCCTAAATACCATTTATCAAAAAATCTTGGAATAATATTTGGTACATTAATTAATAAAGAATTATTTTGAATATTTTCAATTAATTTATTCAAATTCTTGTATGTTTGCACCTTACATGTCCATTTATTAGATTGAATTGAATTTTTTTCACACAAATACCATCTTTCATTATCATGATCAATTGCAGGTAAATTTATAGATGTTCTATTTGATATTTTAGTTTTAAGAGAGGTTTTCTATAGATGACAAAAATATTATTTTTCAATATTTTTATTATATCATATAATATAATAAAAATTGAAAATTATAGATTAAATAAGCGAAATGACAAAAGGTATAATCTATAATGGATCCTTGTAATATATATACTATTGATGCTGTCTCTAAGACAAGCATTAGTGTTCCTGCTCCTGTTGCAGGTACTACTCCAATTTTTGTCACTTTTGTGATAGATGAATCTGGCAGTATGGCAACAGAAGCACTTGTTGGTAGTGAATCTACCGGGCAATGCAATCTTGGTGTTGTTTGCACTGCTGTAGCTGCTTCAATGTCAGTCATGCCTGAAACAACATATGCTGGTGTTGTCATGTTTAGTGATAGGGCAACACTTCTTTCACCAATTGTTCAAATGACTCCTATGAATAAGGGAGGAATTAAAACTGCTCTTATGCAACGTCATCCAACCAGTTCTACCAATCTTGAAGCAGGTGTAAAAATGGCAATTGATATGGAAAGAGAAAAGTTTGCAGTTCATAGCAATAAAGCCAAGTACATTATTATTGTCCTAACTGATGGACAACCTGATACGGCTCGTGCTTCCACTGGTGAAAATTACGGTGCTTTCTTTAAGAATTATTCTTCTAAATTTGGGTTTACACCTGAAATCATTACATGTGGTTTTGGATATAATGTGAATGTTGATCTTCTTGTTGATATTTCTAAGATTATGAATGGTCATTTCTCATTCATTCCAACACCAGATATGGTTGCCACAAATTTTGTAAATATGATGGCACAAATCATCTCTCAAGAATCTGCTCCAGTAATTGATGCAATTGTGGATTCTTATCGTATTGATTTTATCAATAAGTGCACTGATCTATGCCGTCTTGCAAATATGGGAGATGGTGATGGAGCACTTGCAATTATTCGTAGTATGTCATCTCGTATTCGTGATTCTCTAACAACTATGCCGGATGGATTTTCCAAGGAAGTTCTTATTGGAATTCTTAAAGATGTTGAAGGAGAAGTTGCACTAGCTCTATCAGATCTAAAGAAGAACTACAATGTTTGGGGTCGTGGATATATTCCTTCTCTTGCACGTGCTCATGAACTAAAGTTTTGTGCAAATTTCAAAGATCATGGACTTCAAAACTATGCTGGTCCTCTATTTAAGACCATTCAAACTTCTGCAGCAAGTATATTCAAGTCTGAACTTACTGATGCTATTAGTCGAATGGCATCTACACCAAGATCTGCCTATTATGCACCAGTAAGTGCAGCAGCAATTTCTGGTCTATACAATCCATCTGGTGGTTGCTTTGACGGTAATTGTCTTGTTACAATGGCAGATGGTACAACGAAGCCTGCTATGGATATTGTTCGAGGAGATATGATTCTTTCATTCAGTGGAGTAGCAGCAGAAGTTTATGAGATTGTACGAACTCTAGTATCTTCTACAGCTCAAGCAGTTGTTTTCAAGAGTGGTCTAAGGATTACTGCATGGCATCCAATTTTCATGAATGGTCATTGGATCTTTCCAGATAATGCACCCGAACATACAAAGCAAATGAGTGGTACAACTGCAATGTGTGGACTAAGTCTAGTTTACAGTTTTGCTGTTCGTGGTCAAAACAACGCTCATGGTATGCAAGTAGATGATGTGTTCGTTGCAACTCTTGGTCACGGAGTCAGTAATGATCCAGTACTTTCTCATCCCTTTTACGGAACAAATAAGGTACTTGATGCAATCTCAAATATGTACAATACAGCATTCGAAAAGTATCAACCAGAGCCAATTATTGGTAATGGAATTTGGTACTGGTCATATGATGAGAATGGTGCACCAAATGGTATTCTTGAAAATCCTTAATATACTATTTATTTAATATACATTTAATTTATAATAAAAAAAAATAATATTTAAAATTTAAATTGTTATAATAATATTTTTATCTTGATTTTTTAAGCGATTAATATAGTCATTTATAGATTCATTATCTATACGATCTGAAAATTGATTATTGTAATAATGAAAATATTCTATATTATTTGGAAATGTATTTGGTAAATATTCTAATTTATTATTATTACAATGTAAAATCTTAAGATTAGTTGGTAGATTATCTGGTAAATATTTTAATTTATTATGATCACAATGTAATTCTATTAAAGTATTTGGAAGTAAATTAGGTATTGTTTCTAATTGATTATTTTCACAGTGTAAAACCTTAAGATTTTTCGGAAGATTATTTGGTAAAAATGTTAAATTATTTTCACTACAATCTAAAATGGTAAGATTAAATGGTAAGGTTTCGGGTAATTCTATTAATTGATTTTTAATACAATATAATTTTATTAAATTAATTGGAAGTGTATTTGGTAATAATATTAATTGATTACAATGACAATATAATTCAATAAGACTTGGTGGAAGCGTATTTGGTAATAAAATTAATTGATTATTATAACATTCTAATCTTTTTAAACCATATGGTAAATTATTGGGTAATTCGATTAATTGATTGGTATCACAAATTAAAATTTGAAGATTATTTGGTAAATTATTCGGTAATTTTTTTAATAGATTATTTCTACAAAATAATTCTCTTAGACTTATCGGAAGTATATCTGGTAATGTTGTTAACTTATTATTTGTACAAAGTAAAATTTCTAGATTTTCTGGTAGTTCTGGAAGTTCTGTCAATCCAAGATTACATAAGTCTAATATTCCTGAAGTCCAATTATTAATTCTTTCTAATGCAATATTCATATTTTAAATATAAATAAATTTTTATATTATTATAATCTTCCTCCGCCATAAAGTTCAATATTTTTTCTTAATTGCTCAATATATGTATCTTCTATATTATTTAAACGTTTTACATATGATGATACAGCTTCATTTTCATTACGTTCTAGTAAATTATTTCGATATAATTGTAAAATTTCAATATTTGTCGGAAAAGTAATTGGTAGTGATTTTAATTGATTCTGATTACAATATAATTCTTTAAGATTTGGAAGCCTATCAGGTAGTGAAACTAAGTAATTATAAGAACAATCAAAAATTTTAAGAGAACTTGGAAGAGTATCAGGTAAAAAATATAAATTATTTTTCCTGCAATGTAAATCAGTTAGATTTGGTAGCTTATCAGGTAATACTTTTAATTTATTATCCGAACAATATAAATTAGTAAGTTTATTAGGTAATTTATCAGGTAAATTTTTTAAATTATTATTATTACAATATAATATCCAAACATTATTCGGTAAATTTTCAGGTAATAATTCTAATTTATTATTTGAACAATCAATAACTGTAAGGTTTTTTGGTAAAGAATTTGGTAATGATGTTAGTTTATTTTTATAACAAAATAATCCTGTTAAATTTTCTGGTAATTCTGGTAATTCGGTAAGATCTAATTTTGATAAATCTAAAATTCCAGATTCCCAATTTTTAATTCTTTCTAATGCAATATCCATTTAGGTAATTTTAATGAATTTTAGTTAAATTAATTTATTAATAAATCAATTTTTTTAATAGAAAAAGTATTTTTAAATTGTTATATAAACCATTATACTTGATCTATCTTTAATACAATTTTTAGAATTTTCTTCTGTTATTTTATAATATCGATATAAATAATTATAAAATCCTTCACCAGGTATACGATTAGGTAATTCATTACCAACAATATACCCTTTTATGTTTTTATTATTTATATATGGTAAGAATTTTAAATTATTATGACGACAATCAAATCCTTTTATTGTATTTGGAAATTCATTTGGTAATGATAGTAAGTTATTATTATTACAATATAAATATTCTAAATTATTTGGTAAATTTGGTAAAAATTTTAATTTATTAAAGCTACAATTTAATATACATAGATTTTTAGGAAGATTATCTGGTAATAATATTAATTGATTTTGATCACAATATAATTCTATTAAATTTTCTGGTAAATTTGGTAAATATTCTAAATTTAGATTAGATAAATCTAATTTTAGAGAATTATTTTGAAGACAATCATTAATACGTTTTTGAACTATATCCATTAATTTTTTATATATAGATTTTCAGATTGTAATCATTTATAATTCAATTTTTAATTTCTGTATTTTTATCTTTTTTTCTTCAATTTCTAATTTTTTGTTTTCTAAATATTTATCTATTGATTGAATATATTCTATTGTTTCATCTGATATAGTACTTTTTTCTTTAATAGAATTAATAATTACATTAATATTTGATATTAAACCTATAATATGTATTCTATCATTATGTAATGATTTTGTAATTGAATTTAGGAATTTAATTTTTACTAAAATATTATCATTACCTATTAAATTACTCATTGTATTTATAATATATAATTTAATAATATGTTATATTATTAAATTCAATTTTTTTATAAAATTCTAGGTAGATGATGTACCATTTGGTAATTATTTTTAACGCTTACAACATTTTAAATGTCTTATACATTTATCCCAAAGTAAATCGTGAAAATAATATAATACTGTTTTTGTTATAAATTCTGCTGCGCCAATAGTTAATCCAGTTAATGGATCCTTAGTTATGAGCCATGCTAAAAATATAGTATCTAATGTTCCTACTGCTCTCCAAGAGAATGCTTTTGTAATATAAAAAATTTGATCTCTCATCAAATTTGATGATATTTTATAGTTCTTCTCATATAATATTTCACTTATTTTAGGAATTACTTGAATAGTTACATTATTTAAATCTATATGATTTTTAAAGGTTTTATTTAAATTTTCAACTATACTATCAATTGATATATTTTCATCATTTTTAGGTACATCATTAACTACTAAAATTAAAATTTTTTTATTATTTTGAATTTGAGTATTAATATTTTTAATATCAATTTCTAATATTTTATTCCATTTACCAATAAATATAACAATATTTTTTGATACATCAATATTTGACTCCTCCATTATAACATTACTTGATACATTATTACTTGATACATCATTACTTGATATATTAATTTTTGACTCCGCCATATATTATGTATATACATAAAATATACATAATATAAACATATTATATATTTCTTTAATTATAAGCGATTAATAGTATTTTAAATGTTACATTATAAAATAATTTAGAGAACATTTTTATGTTCTCTAAAAGTTAAACTGTATCTTGGTTCAAAAATTGTTGAATCTTTTTCAATACCATGACAATAATATTTTTGTACTGATCCCATCATTATAAATAACGATCCTGGTTTTATAACGAATGATTTATTAAGAGATTCTTCCGAATTATTTAAATTAACCGTATTTGTAAATTCATTTTTATGAATTCTTTTAAATTTTAATTCTCTTTCTGTTCCAAATGTTAACATACATATAGTTGGATTATCTCCAAATATCGATTCATCATCGCGATGATATTTAATATAATCATTACCATCTCTATAATAGTTTATTAAGGATGAATTTAATTGAGGTTTATTACATCCAGTTAAATTAAGATCAATTATTTTTTCAAATAATTCATTTGTTTTTTCTTGTATTTTATTTCTTAATTCAAATAACCAATCATCGGATAAATTAGACATCCATCTTTCATGACTTTGATTTATCCATTTATTTGAAAAGTATTTATTATCATCTTGAAACCATTTTTGTAATCTTGGAGTTTTATTATTATTAAAAATTCCTTTTTTCCAATCATCAATATTAATAACCTTTTCTTGATATAATTTTATTTCAGAATCATTTAAAAAATTATCAATCTGAATAAATACGCAATTCGAGCTATCTTGCTCTATATCATTTAATATTCGCATTTTATTTATTATTAAATATTTAATATATAATAATAAAAATAATCAATTTTTTAGATTGCTTTTACTCTACGTCTTCCACCAGTTAATCCAGTTGCACCACCTCTACGTTTAGATACTTTTTTAGAAACTCTACGTCTTCCACCAGTTAATCCAGTTGCACCACCTCTACGTTTAGATACTTTTTTAGAAACTCTACGTCTTTCACCAGTAGCTCCACCAACTTTTTTAGATGATTTACGTTTACCACCTTTTTTAGTTTCTTTCATGTATTCTTCAATAAATGATAAATCTTTATCACCTTTAACCATTTTTTTTAATTCAGCTAAAGATAATGACATTGATTTTTCTTCATCTTCATTAACTTTCATTTTAACTTCAAATACTCCTTCTTTTTCAATAATTTTAACTTTTTTAAACGCTTTTTCAGATTTAGATAAAAAATAATATGTAGCTCCTTTATCACCATCAACTATTGAGTGTGAATGTCTAGTTTTTTGACCATCAACTACTTTCATTTCTGATTGTTCATAACTATAAGAAATTGTCATTATATAAATTAAAATATATAAAAACTATAATTAATTTTTAATGTTTTTTTTCATTTGGAAATAAATAATAAAAAATTACTATTACTACAACTATAACTATTAATAATAACATAAAACATACTAAATTCCAATACGTTTTATTTTTTTTATTTCCCCATGTTAATTCACAAATTGGACATAACATTTCTAAATGTTTCCAATTTTTAACACATTCAAAATGAATTGGTAATCTACATTTACATGGTAAATAATTTACATTATTATGAATTGCTTCTTTACAAAAAATACAATTAATTCTATATAAAGATGCTTGTTGATATGCGGTGTGATCTATTAAAGGGGCCGATGGTTCAATTTCATTTACTTTTAAATAATCTATTTCATCAATCGGATCTTCTTGCTTATTCATCATTATAAAGTTTTTTAAATTAGATTATTAATATTTAAATTCAATTTTTATTTTATTATTATTTTCATTATTTATTCTATTATTATATTTATCATATATTTCTTCACATTCTTCTGGTTTATGTCCATCTTTTAAACATTTTATACATGTTCCTGGATGAATTCTATTACTAATTTCTATTTTTAATGGTTTTGATTGTAAAACAATAGGATTAATTTGTAAATTATTTTGTTTTAAGATTTCTTTTTGACTTTTTGTTAAAATTTCATTTTTAAATGAACCACCTCTAACATTATCAATTCCAAATTTTTTCATATATTTAAAAATATATTGATCTACATTATTAACTTGAATTTCTTTTATTATTTTTATTATTTGAATTGGTTTATATTTTTTTGTAAATGATGAACCATTCCCTTCAAAATGTTCATTTATTCTTTTAGTTATATCATTAGTATATCCAATATAATATTTATTATTTGTTAGTTTTAATATATAAATATTAGTCAAATTCATATATGATATAATATTAAATAATTAAATAAAATAAACAAATAAAAAATAATATATTTTATATGAATCAAAATTATATTATTTATCTACTTATAAATTCAAATCATAATAAAACATATATTGGAATTACTAATAATCAAATTAGAAGAATAAGACAACATAATGGAGAAATAACTGGAGGAGCAAAATATACTACATCTAATAAACAAAATGGTGAATGGCAATATTATGGTTGGATTAAAAGCAAGGATTCAATTTTAATAAAAAATAGAGCATTATCAATTGAAAAAAAAATTAAAATTAAATCTAAAAAATCAAAAGGATCACCAATTGAGAGAAGAATTAATGCAATAAATATATTATTATTAGAAAATAATGATTTAGAATTTATGATATATAATCATTAAAAATTGAAAAAAAAATATTATAATAATCTATTATTCTATGAATAAAAATAAATGCCTGCATTTGATAAAACTAAATCTTATACTATCACCGCATATTACCCGAATGGAAAAATTATGAGAGATAATTATGGTGAATTTAACTTTCTGACGTTATGGAATATTACAAAAAAAAATGATGTTTATATTGGGTATGATGAACAAAAACGTGAACGAAGATTTAATTCAAGATTGACTATAGAATATTTTGAATTTTAATATTATAGTTTAAAAATTGAATAAATAATGTTATAAATGTTAATAAATTTATTCAAAACTTATGTTAGGCTTTGATAAAAATAAATTATATGTAGTTAGAGTTCATTATCCAAATAATACAATTCTAAAAGATAAACATGGTGAATTTAATAATCTAACATTAACAAATATCTATTATCTAAATGGAGTATATATTGGAACTGATCTAAATAATAAAGAAAGAAGATTCAATGCAAGATTAAATATCGAATATGATAAACTTTATTAAATTTTTTTATTAATAATTTTATATGATGTTTGACCTTGATGTATACACTTAATAATTTCATCAAATGGTATATTTGAGATTTTTCTTAAATATTGACAATAATCACATTTACATTTTTTAAATAAATTCATTATAATATTATATATATCTATAAAAGGTAAAATTGATTTATCAAATATATATGTGTATTCAACATACTCATCTGATAAAATTTTTGTATGACTTAATCTTATATTAAATGGATTTGAATGAATATTATTTAATCCATATTTATTAGAACAAAAAGTATACTTAATTTTTTCTTCTATAAAAATACTATAATTATATGGTAATATAGTATCATTACTTATTTGATTTGTGGTAATCATTTAATTTATATTAGTAAATTATTTTTTTAAATAAGATAGAAAATAATAAAAATAAATTCAATTTTTATTATCTAATATAATTTAATGTCATATATAAATGGAATTATTGGTTATATTTATTTAATTAATAAACAAAATAATATACATATTTTATTATTTTCAGATAATCATTCAAGTGAAAAATACTGTGAAAATAATAGTATATTTATAAGCGATTTTTTAGAAACAAAAAAAAGTAAAATATTACTTGAAGAAGTACCAAGAATGAATAACGAATTAATTGAATTATGGGATACAAAACATAATCAAAAATTAAAAAACTTATATTTAAAAAATAATAATAAAATAGATGGTGTAGATATTAGACCATTACTAGTTCCTTTCTCATTAAAAATATTAGAAAAACCAAATTTAATTATTGATAAAAAATATTTAAATTCAATTCAAATTATGACAGTTTCAGAATATCTAAAATTATTAACTTCATTTTTTGATCTTAAACATAATTATTTTATTGAAAATTTAGGTGAATTTTATAAAAACGATATACTTTTAAATGAATTAAATATAAAGTTTACAAATATATATAAACAATATCTTAATACTAATATAATAATTTCTGAAGTAATTAATAAAAATAAAAATTTTATTGATAACATAGATGATATACTTAGCTCAATTATGGAATGGTATATTATTGCAAAAATATTTTTTTATAATAATAATCAAAAAATTAATAAATTTATTATTCATACTGGTTTATATCATAGTACAAACGTAAATAAAATATTAATTGAAAAATATGGTTTTAATAATATTCATTCAAATGGATTAGTTGATATAAATATTAATAGTATTGAAAATAATTGTATTTTATTACCTAATATAGTTGCTAAACAATTTGGAGGGTATAAATATAAGTATTTAAAATATAAAATGAAATATTTTTCATTACAAAAGGTTCTTAATGAGCCTTTAGCTTTATTAGATCCGGTAGATATTCTTCCTATAATAGATGCTCCAAAAGAAACTAATATGGTTTTATATAATATTGATGATTCTGCATTATTAGGAGGAAGATCTTATAATATTTGGCCAGTAATATCCATGAAATGGGAAAAAAACAAAGACTTATTAGGTATTAAATCTATTGATAATAATATTAAATATAAATTTATTGCACATAATATTGGCAAGCAATTAGAACCATTATTAGGTAAAGGAGCTTATTCTGCAGTATATGATATTGAACAAATATTTCCAATTATAGAAATGCCCAAAAATCATATTTTAAAAATATATGAAAAAAAATCAAATATTACTCATTTATTTAATGAGCCTAAAGTTAAATGTGATATGGAATTATATGAAAAATATTTTATGAAAATTTTTTATTATGGTGATATTGATATTAATGAAAATACTTTTACTTTTAATGATGAAAAAAGAAAATCTTTTACTAAAGATATTACGTCAAAAGATTATTGTTTTGAATATTATATTTCAAAACTTTATCAAACTGCAAAAATAGATACTAACGGACCATATGATTGTATATCAGACTTAACTAATAAGGAAAAATATACGCTATTAATAAAAAATCTAATTTTTCTAAATAAATTACAAATTAATAATATGTTTCATAGTGATTATAAGATTGAGAATATTGGATGGGAAAATAACTTTGATGTTATTATGATTGATTATGATCAATATACTATTTTAGAAGCAAATGATAGCGTAAAATTAAGTTTTCCAACTACATATACACCAAAATGGTTTCGAAGAGAATTATTACCAAATAAAAAAATGAGAGAATATAGTTATTTAATTAAATGGTCAGTTGGTGGATTAAAAGATTTTATTGATTTATTAGATTTAAAATTTACATCTGAAATTTTAATTGAATTACCCAACACATTATTAGTTTATCAAAATAGAAATATTCGGAATTTATTACCAGCTGTTTTAGCGTCTAACCTACATTTAGATCATGAACATTATAGACGCGTACCAAGATATTATGAATTAATTGAAGTTTTTGAATGGTTAAGAATAAATAATCATCTATTAGAATAAATCTATTTTTTAAGTATATAAAAATAATAAAATCCATAAGCAGTTAAAATTAATAATAAAACTATTAATAACAATCCAAATTTTTTATTTTCAGACGTTTTATTAGATGTGAATGATTCAATACTTGAAATATTAAATGATAAATCTTCAAATTGGGTTTCATAATCATTAACTATACTTGACATTTTTAATATATAATTATATATTAAAAAATTTTATAAATTAAATTTTAATCAACTTCAGATATTTTTGGTCCAGGAGCTGGTTCTAAATCGTCATTTGGCATATCCATTCCTTCTGGCATTTTAAATCCTGGAGGCATTCCAGACATACCCATTCCTTTAGCAGCTTCTGCCATTTCCTCTGGACTCATATATTTCATTGGATTAAATACTTTATTTAGTTCTGCTAGTTTTTCTGTATATTCTTCAGCTTCGTGATCTCCTTCAAGCCATTTTAGTGTATCTTCTACAAATGAATTTAGAGTTTTCATTTCATCTTCTGGTATTTTAGCTTTAAGTTTTTCTTCTCCAAGAGATTGTTTCATTCCATAAACTGCTCCTTCCAGTTTATTTTTTGCTTCTACTTTTTTCATTAGAGCTTCATCTTCAGCTTTAAATTTTTCAGCATCTTTAATCATTTCATCAATTTGTTCTTTAGTTAGATTATTACCACTTGTTTGAATTGTTAGTTTTTGTGATTTACCTGTTGATTTTTCTTCTGCTGAAACTGTAAGAATACCATTTGCATCAATATCATAAGTCACATTTAATTGAGGCATACCTCTTGGCATTGGTGGAATTCCTTCAAGTTGAAATTGTCCAAGTAAATGGCAATCTTTTGAAAGAGGACGTTCACCTTGAAATACTCTAATGGTAGCTCCCGGTTGATTATCACAATATGTTGAAAACGTTTGTGATTTAGTTGTTGGAATAGTACTATTTCTTTTAATTAATGGTGTCATTATATTTCCAGAAGTTTCAATACCAAGTGTTAGTGGTGTAACATCAAGTACAATTAGTGATTCGATTTTTTCATCTTTAACACCACCAAGTACTGCAGCCTGTACTGCTGCACCATAAGCAACTGCCTCATCTGGATTTACACTTTGACATAGTTCTTTTCCGTTAAAATATTCTTTAAGAAGTTGTTGTACTCTTGGAATACGAGTAGATCCACCAACAAGAACAATATCATTAATTTTATCTTTTGACATCTTTGCATCTCTCATTACTTGTTCTACTGGTAAAAGTCCTTTCTTAAATAGATCATCACAAAGTTGTTCAAATTTAGCTCTTGTAATTGTAAGGTTAAAATCTTTACCTTCATAAAGAGAATCAACTTCAATCATTGTTGTCATTGCTGTTGAAAGAGTACGTTTTGCTTTTTCACATGCATTTTGTAGACGACGTCTAGCTTTCATATTTTTGGAAATATCCTCTTTATATTTTTTTTGAAATTCTTGACAGCAATATTCTACAAGACGAAGATCAAAATCTTCACCTCCAAGATGACCATCTCCTCCTGTAGCTTTTACTTCAAAAACACCATCATCAATTGATAGTACAGTAACGTCATGTGTGCCCACACGACAATGTTATCGATAGACCGTTTAAATCTATCTTCTTATGGTTTCCCATAAGGTCAGACTATATCTTGTTTAATCTTGTTTATTAATTGATCCCAATTTTTTGGAGTTAAGACATAATATTTTTTATATGTTTTATTATTAATTTCTTTCTTAGAATATTTGATTATATTATTATCTTTTTTATTTCTAATTTCTATAATGGCAGAAAGAATTAAATTTTGATTTGACATATTATTTATTATATATTATTTTGTTCTTAACTCTAATAAAACTTAAATTCAATTTTAAGATTAAACCCCGGCATTCGTGGAACTTTCTGGTACATGACCTTACTTGTTCTAGTCGTTGAACCTTCTTCTCCTCGCGAAGAAGCTTGGCTGCTGATTGTCCAATCCATTTCTTTTTCAAACCTTCACGCTTATGTTTACACATTACGTTGTGGTAGAAATGGCTATAAGGAGTTTCCAGCAATTAACCGAGTTCCTTGTTATTTAATAACAAGTGAGGAGTTTCACCTCAGGAAGCAGCACTTGTTTACCTCCCATATCAAATATCATTACATTACATTCACCTTTTTTATCCATACCATATGCAAGAGCAGCTGCGGTTGGTTCATTAATTACTCGTAATACATTAAGTCCAGCAATAAGACCAGCATCTTTAGTTGCTTTACGTTGTGAGTCATTAAAGTAAGCAGGTACAGTTACAACTGCATCTTTAACAGTTGTACCAAGATATGCTTCAGCAGTTTGTTTCATTTTAACAAGAATCATTGCTGAAATTTCCTCTGGAGTGAATTGTTTAGATTCACCATTTACAGTACATTCAAGCATTACACGATCATTGTCTCCTTTAAAAACTTTAAATGGCATTGTTTTAATTTCTTTTTGTACAATTGGATCACTAAAATTTCTACCAATAAGACGTTTTACATCATAGATAGTATTTTTTTGATTACTTACTGCTTGTCCTTTTGCACTTTCACCAATTAGTCGTTCACCAGTTTCTGTAAAAGAAACCCATGATGGTGTTGTACGACTTCCTTGGTCGTTTGCAATAATTTCTACCCTACCATGTTGAAAGCAGGCTACAGCTGAATAAGTTGTTCCAAGATCAATACCGATTGTTGTCATAATAATATTATATTCTACTATATCTTTATAACAAATTCTTTAAGTTTCAATTTTTTGTAATAGACATAATAAAAAATACTACAATAAGCATATATAAATAAATAATAATATAAATAATATGTTATCTATTATTAAAAAAAATACATATAATATTTTATATTATCCTTTAATATTATCTTCATTTATAATATGTTTACTAGTTGCTATATATTATACAATAGTTCTACTATATTATATTATAACAGATAAAAATTCATATAAATCAAAATATAATAGTTTTTTATTTACATTACTATTTGGTGTTCCATTCTTTTATTTCTTTTTTTATTTGAATGTATTAAATTTAATATTAAGGTCATTTAGATATTATTTAATAAATTAATTATATAAATTTGATACTTCCAGGATCTTTTAGTTCAATCATTTTAATTCCATAATAAGATTCAATATCTTTTACATATTTAGTATCATTAGGTGTAATAATATTAACTGCAACTCCTTTACGACCATATCGACCAGATCGTCCAATTCGGTGAATATAAGTTTCACGATTAGTTGGCATATCATAATTAATTACAATTGAAACACCATGTACATCAAGACCACGTGCTAATAGATCAGTAGTAACAAGAAGTTTATATTCTCCCCCTTTAAATTTTTCAATAACTGATTCTCTCTTATCAATTTCCATTTCACCATGAATTTCTCCAACTGGAAATTTTTCTTCAAGTAGTTTTTCATAAATCCATGTTACTTTAGATTTAGAATTACTAAAAAGAATAGTTTGATTTACAGAAATTGAACCATAAATATCTAGTAGCATTTCAAGTTTATCTTCTTCTTTATCAATTAGAAGATAATATTGTTTAATTGCTTGAACAGGAACATCTGCTTTTTTAACAAGAATTTGAATTGGATCATTCATAAATTTATTAGTAATTTCAAGGGTTTGATCCGATAAAGTTGCAGAAAATAAACAGATTTGCATATCATCAGATAATCCAGCTTTTAGAATAAAATATAGTTGTTCTTTAAATCCTCGATCAAGCATCGTATCTGCTTCATCAATCACAAGAATTTTAATTTTAGTGCCATCAATGACATTACGATTTAGTAAATCATAAATTCTACCAGGTGTTCCAATCATAATATGAACTCCTTTTTTAAGAATATCAATATCATTTTTAACAGATTTACCACCAATACAAAGATGTGCTTTAACATTTAGATATCTTCCTAGATTATTAACTACGTCGAGAGTTTGTTCTGCAAGTTCTTTGGTAGGTGATAGGAAAATTGCTTGACATACTGGTTTTTCTACATCAATATTAATTTGTTGTAGCGTACCAATTGTAAATGTACCAGTTTTACCAGTACCAGATTGAGCTTGAGCAATAATATCACGACCACTCGTCATTGGTACAATTGCTTTTTGTTGGATAATTGAAGGTCGTTCAAATCCATATGCATTAATGCCTCTAAGAAGATCATCTTTTAGGGACATATCGTCAAAAGAATAAAATAGTTTATCATTTTCAGTCATAGTATATATAAACTAATTATTCTTTATATATATAAAATTGAATTATCAATTTTTTTAGATTTATTGTATTAATTAATAAGTATACAATAATAAATGAAAGAATTAATTATTGAAAATACAATTTATAGAATTGGTAAGAATGCAAAAGACAATACTCAATTAATTAAAGATTCAAATATAAATTGGTACTGGTTTCATTTAGATAAATTTCCTTCTGCACATGTTGTAATATGTAAAGAAGAAATTAATAATTTAGAAATAAATCAAGCCGGACTTTTAATAAAAGAATACAGTAAATATAAATTTAAAAATATTGGAATTTGTTATTGTAAAATAGATAATTTAATTCTAGGAAAAGAACCTGGATCAGTATTATTTAGATTTAATAAACAAGTTAATATATTTAATTTATAATATATATATTATATATATATATATTATGTTTATATCTTTATCATCTGCATCAGTTAGTTATGCATGTGCTATTAAACAAAGTATTAATAATTATCATAAAGCTGATGAAACTAATTTTTTTGATTGGCTAATTTGTTCAATGAAAAGTATTAATGAAGTATTAGATAATAAACCAATACTATTTGATGAAAATTATGAATATCCAAATCCATTAAATACAGTTAGTATAAAATTTAAAAATTTTGATAATTTAATTTCACATCATGATATAGTAAAATTTAATAATAATAGTATTAAAGAAATAACTGAAAAATATAAACGTCGATTTGATCGATTAATTACTACGATTCAAAATGAAAAAAATATATTTTTCATTAGATTTGTTAAAGAAAATTCTTTTTTAGAAGAAGATGAAATAATAAAATTTATTGATAAAATAAAAATTATGAATAGTAATTTAAACTTTTTATTTATTTTAGTAACCGATAATGATCAATTAAAAATATCAAATAATTTAAATAGTAATATAAATTTTTCATTCTTAGATTTAACTAAATATTATGATGATGCTGTTATTAATGAAACTAATCCATATTTTAAAATTATTAAAAAATATAAATGTATTTATCAAATATATAAATCAGATAATTAAAATTACATCATTTTACCTCTTATACTCGTTTCATTCATTACTCCAATAGATTGTCTATTATAAATAATTTGATTTTCAAAAGTTCTTAGTTCTTCGGTTGTTTCACATCCAATATAACTCATTGTACTTTTAATACTTGATTCTATTCTTTGTAGAATATCTTTTACTGGTCCTTTTATTTCAATTTCAATATCTGCTCCCTCCGGATTTTGAATACCATTATATTCTTTATTTGTTATTTCTGCTTTTGACATCATTGCCATTGCAGATGCCATTCCTCTATAACATTTTACTCTTCGATTATTTCTATAAATTATATTACCAGGTGTTTCATCAGTAGCTGCTAATGTTTTTCCTAACATCATAGCATCAGCACCAACAACAAATGCTTTACTAATATTTCCATCTTTACCTAAATGACCACCATCAGATATCATTCCTATATTATGTTCACGAGCAACTACACGACATTTTAGTAATGATGTAAATTGACCAGATCCAACACCAGTTACAAGACGAGTTGAACATATAGAACCATTTCCAATTCCAATTCGAATACAATCAGCTCCAGAATCTTTAAGAAAATAGAATCCATCTGATGTACAAACATTACCTGCCATAATATCAATACCTAATTTTTTAATTTCTTGAATAACTAATCTTACCTTTTTATTAAATCCATTTGCAACATCAATACAAATAATATTGCAACCAGCATCTATTAATTGTTTTGCTCTTTCTAAATAATCATCTACAATACCAACGGCAGCACCAACTAATAATTTACCATCTTTATCGAGAGAATATTTATCTTTATTTATTTGATATTCTAGTAGGTTTTTATAAATAATTATACCTTTTACTAAATCATTCTCAATAACTGGTAGTTTTTCTATTTTATTTTTATTCATTATTATGATTGCATCTTCTCTTGTAATATTTTTATCAACAGTTATAATATTTTTATTCATTATTTCACTAACAAGAATATTATTTAACTTTCCAGATGTTAAATGTGAAGTAATATCACGCTTTGTTATTAACCCAACAAATTTATCATTAGTATCAATTACAATATAAGAATTTACTTTATCTTTTTTAATTCTTTGTAATAAATTATCAACTGTTTCATTACAATAAATAGTATATGGATTTTCAATAATAAATGATAAATATCTTTTAACTTTTTTAATCATGTTTACTTGTTGTTCAATCGTATTATATCTATGAATAATTCCTAATCCACCATTAATTGCCATTTGAATGGCCATTTCAGATTCTGTAATAGTATCCATTGGTGATGATATTAATGGTAAATGAAGAGATATATTTTTAGTTAATCTTGATTTTAAACTAATATTTTTTCTTGAATCAATTTTTGAATATCTTGGTTCTATTAACACATCATCAAAAGATAAAGATTCTTGGATAGTATTCATAATATTTATAATTAAATTAACATCTAAGAAATATTTTAATAAATCAATTTTTATTTTTTAATTCATATATATATGAATGAAATAATAAGTAAATTAAAATATGGACAGTGTAATGTAGAGAATTGTCCAAAAAATAATTTAGAAAAAAAAGATAAAATAATAATTAATAATATTTTAAATAAAATAAAAATAAAACAATCATATGACTGGTATAAAAATGAATTAAAATTAATTCAATCTTTTCAACTTCTATTAAATGAATACCCAAATTATGATTATAAATCAATTGTTGGATCAAAAACTCATCTTCAATTATCAAAAATAGAAGATTCAAAATATGATACCTTTAATTATTATCTAAAGTATTTAAATAAAAAATATAAAATTAATATTGATTTCAAAAATATTAAAAATATATATTATTCTTTAAGAAATATAATATTAACACTTAAAGATCAATTAAATATGCCAAGGCCATATCAATTACTAATATACTATCCAGAGATTAAATTAAATGTTGAATTTTCAACAACTGCTATAACTGCATCAGCACCATCTGGTCATTGTTTTTATGGATTAATAAATGGTTATTTAATTTATTTATCAGAAAGAAAATTTTTTGATAATAATTATAATGAATTAATTACATTAATAAATATATCACTAGACTTTGGATATCATCGTAATATGGGAGCAATACATTTTATATATGATAACTATGTGTCATACATAACATTTTTAGATGTTATAAATGTATATAAATTAAATGATAATAATGAATATCTTTCTTTAATAAAAGAACCATTAGATAAATTATTTAAAATTTATAATGTTAAATAGTAATTTTTGATACTTTTGGAAATATATTATTTTTAGTATATTTAAATAATTTATCTTTTTTACAATCAATACATTTAGTATTATTTTTATAACAATCATTACAAATATCAATTTCAAAACAATACATACATTTTATACGATTCCCTCTCTTATATTGTTTACAAATATCACATACATAATCAGAATAATATGATAAATAAGTTATATAATCCAAGTAATTTTGTTTTCCAAATCTTAATAATCTCATATACATATCAAAATTATTTTTATAATTTGTAATAATTAACTGTCTATACAATTTATGATAATTTTTTGAATAAATATGATAATCTAAAATAGATGGTTTATAATAATTAATTATTAAATCATCTTCATTATATTGATATTCCATATAATCTATCATTTGAATTATACCACCCTTTTTAATAATATTTAAAACTTTATTCATATTTTCTTTATAATTATTAATCATTAATATAATTAATAATATAATTTTATACTATTTTATTTTTTTCTCTTATTTTTTTTAATACTTCAGTTGCCATTTTATCAACAATATCATTACCTATACTATGTTTATCAGTTTTATTAGTATGACTATTTAGATGATGAAATTTAATATTTGATTTATTTTCTAAGCATTCTCTTATTTTTTTAATTAAATCTATATTTGGAACATCTTTTGGATATCCGTCTTTTTTCATTTTAATTCCATAATCATACACACATCTTAATCCATACATTGAATCAGTATGAACCACTGCTTCTTCATCATTTATTAATTCTATTGCTCTTAGTAATCCCATTAATTCGCCTCTATTATTTGATGCTTTTTCTATTATTAATCCACTTTCATTTCTAGAATCATTTTCTCCAAAATAAACTCCATATGATGCTCTACAATCTGGTTTACCATTATGATATGATGCACCATCCGTATAAATATTTAATATTGAATCATCATATGTATTATCATAATCAACTATAATAGTATCATTTTTTATAAAATCTTCTGCTTCTCTTCTAGTTGAAAATTTTTTAAATTGTTGATTTGGAAAATGCATAATCTGTTCTTGACATTCTTTCCATGTTTTATATATTCCTGGGTTATGTCCTATTCTAACTGCATAAAATGAATCTTTTAAATTAAAATCATCTTTTGGTTTTTTATCTTCTTTATTTGAATTAAATAATTTAATTTCTTTTGATTGAACATCTTTACCAGATAAATAATTAAATGCATCTATCATATTATTAAATTCTTTATACTCTGGATTTGGAAAATCTTTAATTGATTTTTCAAATGCTTCTTTATTGGTTAAAACGCCTTTTTTATGTCCTTGTCTAACTGCATAAAACATTATTTTAAGTATATCTATATATTATTAAATAAAGAAAGAATCAATTTTTACTTTATAAAAATTGATTTATTTAAATTCAATCTGAAATGTGATAAGCTATATAATATTATGACCCACTATAATTTAAATTTAAAAATAAATAATTGTTATAATTTACTTAAAGAAACTAATATTGAAATGTATAAAAAACTAAATATGACTTCATTAATTATCATGAGTTATAAATTAATATTAAATAATCTTAAAATGGAAATTGATAAAATATATGATGAAAATTTAATTATAGAAAAATATGAAAATAGTTTTAATTTTAGATTTCAAAAAGATATACTATTTGATAAAATTTATAATCTTGAAAGTTCAATAAGTTATTTAAAACTTTTTTTTATGACAATGTCTAGAGTCTAATTATATTTCTTATATTGTTTTATCCAACTTCTAATAGTATTATCACTTACACCATATTTTCTACCAACATTAACATATGTATGATTATTTAATTCAGCTTCTAATTGTTCTAATGTTGGACGATTATTTACTTTTATTGCGGTATTTAATCTAAATTTGGTTAAACATTTGTGACATCTAGTAGATTTTTTATATATCATATCACCACAATCTGCACATTTTTTTGTTTTGGGTTTAATATTTATATCTATTGGTTGATGTGGTTTATTTTCTTTTAATTTTAATAATTCTAATTCTAATTCATGTTTTCTTATATCTAATTCTTTTTTTCGTATATCTAATTCAGCTTGTTTAGTCTTTTCTTTTTCAATTGTAATTAATTTATCATATTCATCTAATCTTATATTTTCTATGAAGGCAAGTGAATCTAATTTACTTATATTTATTTTCTTTTCATGTATTGAAATTTCAGTATCAACCATTGTATTAATATCTTTAATAATTCTTTCTATAGAATAATCTTTATTTATTTCAAAAAATTCAACACCTTCTTCTATATATTTTCTAATTTTAGCATTCATTGTATATTTTTTTATTCTATTTTCTACATTCATAGCTAAATCTAATGTAGGAAATTCAAATATTTTAATTATTTCATTATAAGATAAATTTTTTTTATGCTCGTTCATTCTTCTTAATGATTGTCTTGTTTGGCCAAATTTATATAATGAATCTTTAACATGTATTAAATATACACATGGAATATTTTCTAATTCTTTTAATTTGACTTCATCATATAATGTACCATTATATACTCTACTATAAGACCCAGATCTACGAATAGATACAAGAACATCACTTGTAACCCAGTGTTTAAATTTCTTTGCTTCAGGCATTTTACTTGATAAAATTAATGCATATAGTCCAGATTCGTTTATAAATACAGTTCTAGAATTTATTGTTTTATTAATTTTTTTCTCTAACATTAATTTTATTTTTTTTATTTCTTCAATATCTTTCTTAGATTCTTTTGGTATATGATTTATATATTCTGGTAAATCATCATAAGGGAGTTGAAGTATCTCATTTTGATATATATCAACTCCCTCGTCTATATCAATTGTAAATATATTTTTGGTATCTATATTTTTTAAATTATCATTGGGGAATAGGGATCGTGTTTTGCTACCCCCATTCCCTATATTATCAAATAAAAATATATCTTCTTTATCAATATGTTTATTTATAATATCCGCACAATTAGTATAACCTAATAAATCACATACATCTTTTGCTCTTAAATATAATACTTCATTGTATTCAAAATATAATATTCGATTATTATTATAAATTATTTCATTTGTACCATTATCAATATATTTTCGATTATCTATTTTAGATTGTAATTCTTCTTTTGTTGTTATATGTTTAGTATTATCTTTTTCTACTTTAATATCATTTTCTGTTGGTTTATCTTGATTATTTATATATTCTAAATATTGTTTACCAATATCAGTTTTACATTTTGATAAAATAATAATCATATCTTCTTTACTTATATAATAATTACCTTTTATACATTTCTTATTATTTATCTTTTTTATATATTCTTTAATATTCTTTGAACATATTAATTTTTCAGCTATATCATTTAAACAATACAAACTATTTTCAATGTGTATTAAGTTAATAAAATTATTCATAATTAAAAGTATGAATAAATTCTTAAGTGATAAAATAATTAAAAATTAATATATTTGAAATAAATTAATTTTTTCGCATATTGCTATGCTTAATAGTCTGTATGGGGATCGAACCCATGACCTTCACCTTATAAGAGTGACATTCTACCAACTGAAATAACAGACTTCGCATGTTACAGCATGCTTTGATATTTAAGGATATCACCCTATAGCAAGACTCATTTTTAAATTTTTACCCAGAAATTTAGTTTGCTGTTAGAGCCTTAGTTCGCACATTGCTGTGCTAGTTAATTTTGAGGATTAACAACCTTATACAGGGAGTGGGGATCGAACCCACGCGCTTTCGCAACAGAGCTTAAATCTGTCTCCTTAACCACTCGGACATCCCTGTTCGCTATTTCTAGCACAAGACTCGTTAAAATTTTTTTATGAAATAAAAATATTTTTAATTTGCTGTTAGAGCCTTAGTTCGCACATTGCTGTGCTAGTTAATTTTGAGGATTAACAACCTTATACAGGGAGTGGGGATCGAACCCACGCGCTTTCGCAACAGAGCTTAAATCTGTCTCCTTAACCACTCGGACATCCCTGTTCGCTATTTCTAGCACAAGACTCGTTAAAATTTTTTTATGAAATAAAAATATTTTTAATTTGCTGTTAGAGCCTTTATCTATGTATTGAATGACATAGGGCATTTGGATAAAAAATTTTAGAATTTGATTGCTGCATGGACATTTTTACAACATCCTTAACTAGACTCATTTAAATTTTCAAAAGGAAATTTAATTTGCTGTTAGAGCCAATATAACCATAATTTATAATTTGATTGCTGTATGGACATTTTACAACATCCAATTTTCTAGACTCATTTAAATTTTCAAAAAGGAAATTTAATTTGCTGTTAGAGCCTAATTTCTATGTATTGGATGACATAGGGCATTAATTAATCTTAATAAGGTTAATTGCTGTATGGACATTTTACAACATCCAATTTTCTAGACTCATTTAAATTTTCAAAAGGAAATTTAATTTGCTGTTAGAGCCTAATTTCTATGTATTGGATGACATAGGGCATTAATTAATCTTAATAAGGTTAATTGCTGTATGGACATTTTACAACATCCAATTTTCTAGACTCATTAAAATTTTTTTATGAAATAAAAATATTTTTAATTTGCTGTTAGAGCCTAATTCGCATGTTTCCATGCTTTAAAATCCTAGGTGGGGATCGAACCCACGACTTCCCGCTTAGAAGGCGGGCGCTCTTCCACTGAGCTACGAGGACTCGCACATTACTGTGCTTTCGGTTCTGACAGGAGTCGAACCTGTGACCTTCCGGTTAACAGCCGAATGCTCTAACCAACTGAGCTACAGAACCTCGCATATTACTATGCTTATTAATCTATTTGTTGGTACTCAAAAAGTATAAATTTCAATTTTTATTATAATAATATAATTAATAGATCTCTATATCAAAAATACTTATATTGAATTTAATATAAGAAAACTTATAAGTTTTTTATCATTTTCCATATTTCTCTATCTTTAGCTATTTTTAATGAAGAATCTATATTATACTTATTTTTTTTATAATATTTAATTAATTTTTCATCACACCATAAGTTTGATGCATTAAATCCTTGTTTCTTTATATATTTTTCTGCATATTTTATTATTCTTTTTCCAAAACCTTTATTACGATAATTTGGATTAATATAAATGTGAGATATATATGGAGCAAAATTTTCATTATCAATTGCAAACGTTCCTATAAATTCACCTTCATCATCTAAATATACAAAAAAAATATTCATTTTATCTTTAAAATTTTGTAAAATGAAATTTTTAACTCCAATATATGTTGATATTTTTTTTAATTTAAAGTCATCTTTCCATTCATTGATTAATGCATGACAAATCATATCTTGAATATTTTCTTTAATATCTTTAAAATATTTTAATTTTCCTCTAACATTTGTTATTATTAATTTTTTATTGGGCATTTTAATTACTGGTTTAAAATCTATTTCTGATACATTACCTTTTATTTTTTTTAAAATTTTATCTAAGTCAGTATCTGATTTTTTAATAGTATTATCTATTTCTATTGATTTTTCATAATTGGTTTCTTCATATTTTTGAAAATTATTATTAAATTCAAATCCATTTACATTATTTTGTAATTTAAAATTTTTTTGAATATTAATTTGTTTTTTCGATTCATCTCTTGTATTATTCTGTGTGTATCTTGGATCATTAAAAAATGCAATCGGTACGTCTGTATCTAATTTTTCATTATTATTTAATTCAAAAAAATTATTATCATTTATCGAAATACCATCTAATTTATCAACTTTTAAATTTGATTCATTTTTATAATTTTTCATATTTTTTAAACTTTCTTCTAATACTATTTCATTTCTTGTTTTATTATTATTAAATTCAAAATTGGAATATTTATTCATAAATTAAAATATAAATATATATATTTTAAATAATTTAAATGTATTTTTTCTTATATAATTTATATGAGTCAAATTTTTATTGATAAAAGATTAATAATATGTAAATCAAATTTAAAGGACGCGGAATTTGGTGTTTTTTCATCATTATTTATACCCGCAAATACTTTAATTGAGGTTGCTAGAACACTTAAATTAAAAAATGAACATGTTTTTATTACTGGAAATATCTTAACAGATTATGTTTTTAAATTAGACGATGCTCATTGTTTGATAGCTTTTGGATTTGGAAGCTTATATAATCATAATGAAGATCCGAGTGTTAGTTATAAAGTAACTGATGGAAAAATATATTATAAAACATTAAAAGATATATTTCCAGGTGATGAACTATATGTTTCATATGGTAAAGATTGGTGGAATAAAAGAAATATAAAACCAATCTAAATTGTTGATAAAATTCTTAAAAGTAAAGAATTTGTGTATTGTAATAACATAAATTTATTATTATCTAATTCTATATAATTTTGAGGTTCAATATTATAACTTAAATTAAAACTTATAGTTGAAACTTTAATATTTTAAACATTTATATGCTTGTACAAAAGAACATACTTCTCTTATATGCATCCCTGTAATACAACATATTAATCGTTCAAAACCCATTCCAAAACCGGCAGTTTCAACAGATCCTTCTTTTCTTAAATCAATATACCATTGTATCGGTTTTATATCCATTTTTCGTTTATTAACAATATTAATTAATTTACCATAATTATCTTCTCTTACAGAAGCTCCACATAATTCACCTAATCCAGGAATTAGTAAATCACAAGATTGAACTGTTCTATTATCATCATTTTGTTTCATATAAAATGATTTTAATTCTGTAGGATAATCATAAACAATCGTAGGATGTTTAAATATTATTTCTGATAAATATTTTTCACAATCTGATCCAAGATCATCACCCCATTTTGGAATAGCTTTTAATTTTTTTTTATGCTCATCTAATAAAAGTATTTCAATAGCTTTATCATATGAAATCCTTTGATAAGGTTTTGATACAAACCCTTTTAATTTTTCAATTAAATCTTTTTTATCTGTATATTTTTCAATTAATTTTAAATCATCAATATGATCAATTAATGTTTTTGAAAAACAATATTGGGTTAATTCTTCTAATACATCCATTAATCCATCTAAATTCATTCCCATAAATTCAGCCTCTTGATGAGTAAATGCAGCAACATGTCTTGATGTATCAGATGGTTCTGCTCGATATGAAGGTAACTCACACCAAACATCTCCTAGACCACGTAGACAAGATTCTAAATGAAGTTGAGCAGAAACTGTTAATGATGCTTGAACTCCAAAAAAATCTTGAGAATAATCTATTTCATCAGAATTATCCTGTTTAGTTGGTAAGGATTTACTTTTATTTAATAATTTAGTAACCGTAAATGTTTCACCAGCACCTTCACAATCACTACATGTAATTGTTGGAGGAAATACTTTTTTAACTTTATGACTTCTCATAAAATCGGAAACATAATATGAACAGGATGATGTAATTCTTTTAACTGCACCAATTATTTCAGAATGACCTCGTATTGATTGATGATCTCTTAATAGTTGTAAACTTGGTGTTCCACTAAGGGGATATGTTATTGGATCATTTATTTTTGATATTTTTAAAATATTAATTATTTTAAGATCAAAAATATTAGCTTTTTTTGGATGTTTAACTATTTGTGCATTTAATTTAATAAAACTTTGAGATGTTACATTTCTTAATGATTCAATAATTTCAGATGATTCTGTTATAGCTTGAATTGTATTTGATGTTGTACCATCATATAGAACAATAAAACCAATTTTTGCTTGTAGTCTTACAGATCTAATCCATCCAATAAATAGAATTTCCTTATTTTCTAAATTAATATCAATATCAGAAATAAGAGTATGTTGACGACTATATTTGATCATTATATTTTATATCATGAAAGATAAAATAGTATATAATTAATGTTTCAATTTTTATAAAAAAATTGAAATTTTAATTATATATGGATTACATTATAGAATAGTATAAAATATTCTTACTAGAAAAATGTGATCTATAATTAATTAATTAATTGTGTAGGTTAATGGGCATTACCTCAAATAATAATGCATCCTAAACTGTGAGTATGCAGTGACCGGGTCAATTAGTGATCCCTTGCAATGAAGGCGCAGGCGTTTGTTACTCGTAAAGTAACCTAGTACTCATTAGGAGACCGCATGTATATGCAGGCGATCCATTCAATGCTAATTAGTCAGAAGTGAAAGGGGGTATTCTCCGGTGATACAAACTCCGTTTTTTAAAGAGCGCAAGCTCCCTGAAAAGGAAAAACGAATATTGATAAGGTATTACCCACTAATGATTGGTTAGCATGAAGAGGAGCGCACTAGTTCAGTCAAGTCAGTCAAGTCAGTCAAGTCAGTCAAGTCAGTCAAGTCAGTCAAGTCAGTCAAGTCAGTCAAGTCAGTCAAGTCAGTCAAGTCAGTCAAGTCAGTCAAGTCAGTTAAGTCAGTCAAGTCAGTCAAGTCAGTTAAGTCAGTCAATAATTTATTTATTAATGTATATTGTATATGATAAATTTATTTTAATTGTATTAACATTAAAAAATTGAAATTTTTATTTTATAGAGATTGTATATTAATTATTAAATCTCTCGGGACCAATGATGTCTTCTAAGCCAGGTTATTGTGGTCTTGGGCATGACCTTAAATGCATCCTAAACTGTGAGTATGCAGTGACCGGGTCAATTAGTGATCCCTTGCAATGAAGGCGCAGGCGTTTGTTACTCGTAAAGTAACCTAGTTCTCTTTTAAGAGACATCGCATTTAAACGATATGCAGACGATCCATAATATCTAATTATTCAGTAATGAAAGGGGGTATTCTCTGGTAATTGCACACTCAAATTGTAAAGAGTGAAAACTCCCCGAAAGGGCCAATTTGATTAAGGTAATTACTCATAACTGATTAATTGGATTTAGGGGAGCGTACTAGATTTCCTTACAACAACAAAAAATTAATTTATTAATTTTTTTTTGTTTTTATATAACTATTTTAATTTCTTTTATAATCTTATCTACTAAATTATCATGAAAATATTCTTTAATATCTTTTATAATATTATCTGATATTTGATTATTTATTTCATATACACTTCCATCAATATCAAAATTTATTGTTATTTTTTTTGATAATGAATCTCGATCTATAATACTTATATAGAATAATAATTTTGGATTATCTTGATCAGTTGTCATAATAAAATAATATTTTTGGATATCATTTATTTTAGTATCAAGAAATCTTCTAAATTTAATATAAATTTCAGTCGTCATTTCTTTTTGTTGAAACATATATTTGATTTATAATATAATATATTATAAAAAACCTTATATGTTTATTAAGAATTAATTACTCATTCGTATTTGATATATTATTAGTATCTGGCTCAATCAATGATTCATTTGATAATATTTCAAATTTAGAAATTAAATTTTTAATCGATGTTTTTTCTTTATATTCTGGTTTATTAATTATTAAATTAGATCTAGATTGTGTTGGTAAAAAATTTTGTTTTGTTATATTTGTACTTGCTCTAATTTGTAGAGGTTTTGCTTCAAATTTCTGAGAAAACGACCTTCTTAAATTTTCTGGTAAATTAGAAATAGATTGTGTTGGTAAAAAATTTGGTTTTGTTAAAGGGGTATAATTTGTACCTGTTCTAATTGGTATTGGTTTTACTTCAAATTTCTGCGATAACGAATGTCTTAAATTTACTGGTAAAACAGAAGTTGGTTGATTTACATTTAAGGATCTTGTACTTGGTAATCTTAATGAGGGAGATCTAAATTTTACCGATTTAATTGATGTTGGTTCAAATGAGACAACTGAATGTTCAATTGGTTTTAATTGATGAGATATTTTTATTGATTCATTTTGATCAATTGGTAAATCACACATTGGATTAATTTTTCCTTCTTCTTCTACTTTTTGTTTTTCTTGTTCATCATCAATATATTGATTTTTTTCAATGTCTTCTTTTTTTGAATATTTATTATTATTTTCTTTTTGATTATTTTTTTTTCTCTTAATAACTTTTACTCTTTGTGGTTTAGTTGAGCGAGTTTTTAATATTTTAATTTGTTTTTTAATTTTTCTATTACGACGTACAATATAAACTGATAATGCAATCAATCCTCCAATAATAATTATACTAATTATACTAACACTAATTAATGTAGTATTATTATTATTTTCTGATGAATTTTGTGGACGAGGCTGTGCAGATGGATTTATAATAGCATCTATATTTGATAATATAGAAGATGGCATATTCCAATTTATTATTGATGATGTAGTAACACATACATAAAAATTATTAGTTGGTAATTGTGTATTTATATTACATGCTGTATTATTTTTTGCACTTACTATAACATTAATGGGTACTATATTTGTTTGTTGTATAATTTGTGTTTGAATACTTTGTTCTAATGATTGTATTATTCGAATATTATTTAGATCAGATACATCATTTACTGGTATATTGTAAGGATAATAATATATTATTTGTGTATATGATGGTGTTATAGAATATGTTGATGTTTGTGTTGGATAAATAGATGCTATTATACTTGGAGTATTAAATATTGAACTACTTGATTGTATACTGGATTGTGTAATTGAATTTGATACACTTAATGTTCCAGATGGTGTACCTGAACGTGATGTAGATATGGAAATAAATGGAGCTATTGATATTGTATTACTTGATGTTCCGGATGACGTACCTGATTGTGATGCAGATATGGAAATAGATATTGTATTACTTGATGTTCCAGATGGTGTATCTGAACCTGATCTAGATATGGAAATAGATGGAGCTATTGATATTGTATTACTTGATGTTCCGGATGACGTACCTGAATGAGATGATGTTATTGATAATGATGGAGTTATTGATTTAGATCCACTTGATGTTCCGGATGACGTACCTGATTGTGATGCAGATATGGAAATAGATATTGTATTACTTGATGTTCCAGATGGTGTATCTGAAC